TGGGCCTGCCCTTCTACCCGGACCGGATGGAGGTCGTCATCCGGGGCATGACGTGCACGGTGGATGCGCCCTGTGCCGCTCCGGTGGTGGCCATGGCAGTGCGCACGGCCGAGATGGACGATGATGATGTGGGATGGTACGGCGCTTGCACCTGTGCCAACGAAGCCCACGCCCTGGAAGTGCTCAGGTTGGAGATGCTGGAGATGGAGGAGGCATGACCGCACCGACGATCAACATCTACGACGAAGATGGTGAGCCCATCGCCCTGCCCGCCAGATGGGAGATCTGCCACCGCTGTGAGGGCAATGGCACCCACGTGAACCCGGCGGTGGATGGCTGGGATCCCACGGACTGGGACGCCAACGACGAGGACTTCCGAGAGAACTACTTCGCGGGAGTGTACGACATCCGGTGCGACCAGTGCGCCGGCAGCGGGAAGGTCCAGGTGCCCGACCCGGCCCGGCTCACGCCCGCCCAGCAGGAGGCGTGGGAAGCCTGGCAGCGGGACGAGGCGGAGTACCACGCCATCGTGGCCATGGAGAGGAGGATGGGAGCATGACAGTGCGAGCGAAGCGACGCCTGCACCCTCGCCCGCAGTGGCGGGTAGAAGTGGTGCTGGGCGAGGACGTACACACCTACTTCATCCGGGCCCACACCGAGGAGGAGGCTCAGAGCCTGGCCCTGGCCGTGTGGCGCCGAGCCACCGCCAACACCGAGACCCCCGAGCTCGCCACCAAGAAGCTCAAGGGGTGAGCCCCGACCAGATGGAGAAGGATCTCCGGGAGGCCAGCCCGCAGACCCGGCGCCGGATCATGTTGTTCTGCGCTGGGCTGCTGCTGGACGAACCCGGCCACCGCATCAGCGTGGTGAGCACACCCACCCAACGAGTGCTTCGAGCACAGATCCCACACGAGAAGGTACCAACGCGATGAGCCTACGCATTCCCATCGGAGCCCGTGCCCGGGTCAACGATGCCGAGCTCGGCCCACTGTGCCAGGTAGTGGGCGCCGGCTGGATCATGGAACACAGCGACGCCCCCGGCTACGAAGGCATGGACGAGGTGTACATGGTGCGGCTGGACCACGGCTCCTGGTACAACGAGGGCGGGCCCATCAACATGTACGTCACCATCATCCCAGTAGCCCCCGACAACCTGTTCCGTGTCAAGGAGGGCGAGTGAGACTCACCCTGAAGTTGGAGGCCACCTTGCCCGAGACGGATGATGTGCCGGGCTATGCCATGTTCGTTCTCCATCAGGTTTCGGCTAAGATCGTAGCAGGCTTCACCGAGGGCGGCATTCTGGACATCAACGGCAACCGCATCGGCAGTTGGCAGCTGGAGGGCAGGTGAAGCGCCTCAGCGACAGCCCCGTCTACTTCCACCCCATCGACCGGTGGATGCGCAAGCTGGCCGAGGCCCGGGGTGAGCCCCCGCCCGACCAGGATCCGGATCTGCCTCGGTTGTTCAGCTGCTTCGTCCTGGAGGGCGGCGAGCACGACGCCGAAAGCTTCATCAGTGGCAGCCCCGAGCCGGATTACACCGAAGTAACGCTGGAGTACGAGGTGGGGTGGCTCAGTGATCCCAACTTCTGCGGGGTGGCGGTGTGCGCCGACGAGCGCCACATCCAGCAGGGTGTGATCTTCCACGTCGCCGCCTTGCGCGAACGTCACCACCAACCCTAGACTGGCTCTGCCAGTTCCAAGTAATGCCACAGGAGGCATCATGAGCGAAGTCAAGCCCGATCCCCACGCCGAGTCGTTCCTCGTGGAGTTGGATCCCGACACCACTGTCTGGGTGGCCGCCACGGGTGTGCGCATCGGCAACACTGTGGTGTTCGCCTACAGCGGCCATAAGGCCACCACCGGAAGCTGGGGTTGCTGCCTGGCAGCCTGTCCGCTGGGTCGGCCCATCGACCTGGCCAACTTCGGCGTCTACATGGGGGATGTGCTGCCCATCGAGGTGTCGCACCGGGCGACCACCGAGCGGGTCGTCAACAAGGTACGCGCCGAAGTCGACTTGGCCACCTTCGACCCGGCCACCAACTGCTATCGGTAGCCGTCGCGAACTAGTCTGGGGTGCTACCGTGCCCTTGGTTAGTTGGCAACGAGGGGAGGTGGTTACCATGCGCTGCCCATCCAACCCGGCCGGGAACATGTGATACGGGCTCTGGAGAAGGCGGCTGTGAACTTTGCCCGGGCAGGAGACCCCGATCCACGCACAGCCCTCCTGCCCGGCCGAGGCGCTACAGCCTAACCGAAAGGAAGATAGCATGCAGTTCCCGGAAGACATGCCCGCCGACGTTCGTGAGTACTTCACCAAGATCCTGAACGAGGAGGCTCTCAAGGGGAAGGGCATCAAGATCGAATTCATCAACCTGCGGCCCAACCCCGTGAACTCCGACGGCTGGGTGGACCCCAGGATCATCAGTGATGCTCTGAAGCAGCTGCGTCCGGCGTGGAAGATGCAGGTCGCCGTCCACCTGCTGGCCGATCTCATGGAGCACACGGCCATCAAGGCCACTGGGGGTGACACCAAGGATGGCGGCTTCAAGCTGAAGGTTCGGCTGCCGCCCGTCGACGCCTTCTCGGACGATGACAAGCAGCCCATCACCGTCGATGATGTGGACCGGGTGTGCGCCTTCCTGTACGAGCGGGTGATCAAGCCCAACCACACCATCAACAAGAAGCCCGAGTTCACCCCAGAGAACGAGCGCGACGCCCACTAGCTAGAACCCCGGCCGGCTGCTAGCCTGGCCCCGTCATGGAAACCAATCCATCGAAAGGAAACCGATGACCGCACAAGCGTACGTGAACGGTGTCAAGCCCAAGACCAAGAAGGCCCTGCGGGACGCCATCAAAGGTGACCCCCGTTCCGTCAGCCTGTACGACCTCAACATGATCGGCAACAAGGGCACCCGTCGAGCCGACGAGATCGTGGAGGGCGAGAAGGTCAGCGTGGTGGGCCCGGACGCCGAGCGCGACCGCAAGTGGTACGCCACCGTCGTCATGTCGAACGGCAAGGTGAAGCTCCAGTGAGCGACGAAGATCCGTTCAAGCTGCGCTACCAGGAGATCCCAAAGGGCTCTCCGGTGTACGACATGGATGGTTCCACGGCGGGCTACGTGTACGACGTGGAAGCGGAGCCAGACACTTCCTACTGGCCCAGCGCCACGCCTCCACCGGTGGCCCCCGTCAGTGCCGAACTGGCCAACCTGCTGGACCGCCTGGTGGATCTGCTGCTGCACGCCAAGCCCACGGTGGAAGCCGTACAGGCCATGGAGCGGGCGGCTCAGCGCACTGGCCAGGACCACGATGTGCAGGCTCGGCAGCTGGAGGCGATCCAGGAGAAGCTGACGGCTGCCATGGCCGAGCGGGACGAGTACGGGCTGCGCCTCCAGCTGAAGGAACAGGAGCTCAGCCGCTTGGCGGTCGACCACGCCAATCAAGCTGCCCAGCTGCGCCGGCTGGCGGCCGAGGGCCCGGTGGTCAGGTTCTTCCGCAAGCTGTTGCGGGAGTGAGCGGGCTATGGCCCAGAGAGGAAGGCAAGTGAACAGGTTCAAGTTCAAGAGCCTGATGGCGGGGTTGGTGATGCTGGCCTTCGGGGCGGCCACCGTGCTCCCGGCAGCGGCCACCGTCGGCACGGCCGACTGGGTCACCGAGTCGGGGAACAGCTACGTGGATCGCTCGCCCGACCCTGCCTCCTACTGTGGCAGCCAGCTGCCAGGGTGGGAGCAGTCGGCCGTGCACGTCCACGAGATCAGCAGCACCACCGGACTGAAGCGGGTGCGGGTCATCGTCAAGGACACGGTGGCGAACAAGTGGCTGAATCTCGTCAGCGGCAGCTACGTGTGGCAGAGCACCTACGCCGAGTTCAGGAGTGATGGGGTGGGTGCTGTGGCGCAGTACACCAACTTCGGCAACGATCACCCCATCAACATGATGCACCACGCCGAGATGCAGGGCTGCTTCCCGAGCGGTACCTTCTCGGCCGGGCAGCACTTGTCCATCGGCAGCGCCGCCGTGGACTCGGAAGGTGATCAGTCGGCGTGGCAGTACACCAACCTCGTCGTCGCCTGAGGGCATGACCGAGGAGCAGTTGCGGACCTGGCTGGAGGAGATCAGCTCTCCTCCGGCCGGGTACCGGAAGGGCCAGTGGGCCCTATGGCGAATCAAGGAACACTGGCCGGAACTCATTGACCAGATCCCGGCCAGTCTGGATCGAGTGTTCGTGGAGGACCTACTGGTGCCTAGCCTGGTCAACTGGGTGAAGGAAGCTCTCGAGGGAAGGATCGCAAGTGAGGACCAGGAACGACACACAAAGGATTCGCCAGCGCCGTGAGCTGGCCTTCCTGCGGCGCACGGCCGAGGCGGGCTACGCTGCCACCCAGGCGGAGAAGGCCCGGGCGCTAGCCGAGAAGTTCGACAACGGTGACTCCGACGACCGGCTGGACCGGGACCTGTACTTGGATGAGGTGCGGCGCTGGCGCCGGAAGGAGAAGCTGGCCATCTCCGAGGCTGAGAAGCTGGCCACGCTGCTGCCGCCGCCGTGGATTCCAGAGGGAGGGCTGGTGTGATGGCTACCAAATCCAAGTGTGCCATCTGCGGAGAGACCTTCACTGCCAACCATCTGGAAGGATCGGCCGGCGACAACAGCGTGGCAGAGATGTACGACCCCGGTGATCTGGGCCAGCCCTCGGTGCTGGTGCACGCCAGTTGTGGCGTGGCTCGTGGTCTGGAGGTGGCGTGATGGGTGTGGTCCTGGTCACAGAAGATGGCTGCTCAGACCGCTACGATGTGGTGGAGGACAAGGACGAAGTTCTCATGACCATCGCCCATGCCGTGAATGATGCCGTTCGGTATCCGGGCGGCAGTGCGCTGGTGGCAGCGGTGGACGCCCTGACAGCGAAGTACATCATCCTGCGGCGGCAGCCATGAGCACCAAGCGATTCATCTACAAGGCGCTCAAGTTCAGCAACGACATCTCGGCCGTGAAGAAGGGTCGAGTGGGTCGGCGCATCGGGCGCAGGATCTACGGGAAGGCAACGGGGCGGCTGGCACGTAGACTGTTCGGGTGAGCATCTACGTACGGCTGTTCGACGCCGAAGGCTGCTACATCACCCACATCCAACGAGCCACGCTAGAGGACGAGATCCTATGGAGGCCGCCGCCCAAGCTGGAGCTGAACCTGTTCAGTTCCATGTGCCCGAAAGAGATCGATCGCCCGGTGTGGCACTTCAAGCTCAAGATCTGGCATCGAGCGCCCGGCAGCATGCGCCCTATCGCGGCAGACTACTGGCGGGCAGAAGGAGACGAGCGTGCAGAGAGTGACCATCAACAGGAAGTTCAAGACGGAGGCTGAGGCTTTCGCCTTCATCACAGAGTTGCAGCTGCACATCGTTGGTTATGGCGGTAGCGTCACAACCGAGCCTGTGTATGAGGCGGAGACGGGCGAGTGGGTCGTCATTGGCCACACCTACGATGAGACGGGGGACTGATGAAGGTCATGTGTCGATGGTACTTACGGTGCGCCAACCCTGCCGTGGGTACGGTGAACCACCCCATCCTGGGGGATGTGCCCTGCTGCCAGCGCTGCGCCGACATCCACGACATGAAGATCAAGAAGTTCGAGGAGGCGGACTGATGCTGACGAAGTGCTTCTATCTGGGGAACGACACACAGCAGGTGAAGGATACCTTCCTGCTGACGACGGTGGTGCCCGGTGGCATGAACAAGTTCACCACCGAGCCCTTCCTGTTCTCCAGCGACCAGCGTCGGCGGATCCGGCAAGCCATGGAGTGGTCAGGGCAGAACTGGCCCCGGGGCCACATCCAGGTGCGGCTCAGTGGGCGCAACGAGAACGTGCAAACTCATCAGGGTTGCGAGGGGCTGGACCTGGCCCTGATCTGTGGGGTGCTGGGCAAGCATCCCAAGAACGAACTGGCGGCGCCCCTGAAGGTGAAGCTCCAGGGCGGTGGCGTAGTGAAGATCCAGGCGTATCTGCTGGGGCGCTGGCACGACGTCGGCTACCTGGAAGAGTTCCTGGAGAAGCACTGTGATTAGGCGCTGCGTGGACTGCGACTTCTACGATGTGGACACCTCCACGTGCCGCTTCAACCCTCCGGTGGCCATCCGGGTGCCGGAACTCCCCCAGGATGACCCCGACCTGCTGCCCATCATCACGTTGTTCCCGGCCGTGCAGGAAGGCGACTGGTGCGGTAAGTTTAGCCCGGTGGGTCTCCCCACCCCCAACCGAAAGGAATCCTAATGGAGCGTGACTCCATCCTCGACAGGGTGCGCAAGCTGATCGACAAGGCCAACAGCACCACCTTCCCGGCAGAGCGGGAGGCCTTCCTCAAGAAGGCCGACGAGATGATGGCCATCCATGCCATCGAGCAGTTCGAGATCGAGATGAGCCGTCCCAGTCAGGGACGCACGAAGCCGGTGGTGCACAAGTTCCGGATGCGTGGCGAAGACAACGCAAGCACTTCGTGGGACTTCGACCGATCGCTGTTCAGTCTGACCCTCGCTTTCGCCCATCACTGCCGCCTGCTGGTGGGTGGTCTCACCTACACGGGCGAGAGCGTGGTGGTGGGCTACCAGAGCGACGTCGACTACTTCGACATCCTACGCACCACCGTGATGCTGGACCTGGCTCACAAGCTGGATCCTCAGCCCGATGCGGCGCAGTCCATCGGCGAGAACGTGGCCCGCATGAAGGAAGCCGGTTTCCAGTGGGATGAGATCTTCCGCCGATTCCGGAAGCACGGCATGCTGGCCCAGTACGCCGATCAGCCGTTCAGCAAGCCCATAGGACTGTGGATGTACGGCCAGTACAAGAAGTTCTGCCAGGAAACCGGCCGTCTCCAGACGAGGGCGAATCCCAAGCAGTGGATGGAGGATTTCTCCCGGGGCTACGTGGAGGAGATCAATGCCCGTCTGCGAGAGATGCGCCTCTCCACGGAGGAAGCGGTGGCCGGCACGGGCAAGGGTTTGGTGCTGGCCGGGATGGAGGAGGAGCTCAAGGAGTTCTACTACGACCTGTTCCCCGACCGCCGTCCGCATCCGGCAGACTGCCAGTGCGACACATGCCACTTCCGCAAGTGCGAGGACTCCACCTGCACTCGCACCCGCTGCGTAGAGGCTCGCAAGCCGGTGCGGGCTCGCAAGGGAGCCATCCGCTACCGCCGTGTCAGCGACGAGGCTCGCACGGCCGGACGCCGGGCTGGCAGCCGAGCCGACCTCAGCGGTGGCAAGCGAGTGGGTGGCAACAAGGGGCTGAACGCATGAAGTACATTCAGGTGGAGACCCGGACCACGGATAGGTTCGTGCTGGCTGTGCCTGACGAGCTACCCACGGATGAGTTCTCGGTGCAGGACTACATCGATGACGGGGAATACTTCGTGGAAGAGAACTTCGGCGACAGGGAAGTCCAGCGAGTGGTGCACCTGTCGGCCGAGGCTCGCAAGCAGATGGGTCTCAAGCGATGAGGTCCCGCACGCAGTTCCTGTTCTACGTCGTGAACAACCACACCCGGGAGGTCGTCAGCGATGGCGTGCCCCACCGGGCCATAGCAGAGGAGGCGCTCAACCAACTGAAGGAACCCATGCGCAAGCTGTACAGCGTGCGGATGCTAGCGGGGGAGCGAGTCCGTGGATCCACTGTCTAGCATCACCCGGCAGGAAGCCCAGGACCGCATCCCGGTGTGGGTGGAGGTGGGCAACGATCGTTGGCTGCTGGGCAACGTCCTGTACGTGAAGGCCAGCGGTCGACGGGTGGGTATCAGGGTGCCCGACAAGGGGTTCTTTGAGGTGCCCCAGCGTCGGGTGCGGCGAGCCCATGAATCCAAAGAGCAGACTCTCTATCGCTTGCGGCAGCAATCTAACTGAGATATGCTGTCCAGGTCGACCGATACGACAGAGAGGAACAACATCATGCCCAGGGTTGCCGCCAAGCTGACCGATCCGGCGGACATCGAGAAGGTCGTCAAGCTCCGCGACCAGGAGGAGATGAAGTGGGAGCAGATCTCCGAGGCCATGGGAGCGCCGACCGGGATCTGCATGCTGGCCTACGAGCGGGGCAAGGTCCGCCCGAAGGACAAGGTCAAGAACGCCACGCCGGCGGACATCGTCCAGATGCGCATCGCCGAGAGCCTCAGCTGGGCCAAGATCATGGCCCGCACCGACCTCAGCGAGCAGGCCGCTCGGTCCATGTTCGACGAGGCGCAGTCCAAGAAGGGAATCACGGCCCGGGGCCACCGCATCGGCCGGGGCGGGCGTCATCCCGGGCAGGAGACGGCGGCGCCCCGGCAGACCTCCAAGGCCACGGCAGCGGCGCATGCGGCCAAGGCCACCAAGGCGGCGGCTCCTGCCAAGAAGGCGGCCAAGGCCACGGCTCCCGTGGGCAAGGTCACCCCGGACAAGTGGGACCTGGCCACCGCGAAGAAGAAGCTCGAGAACCGCACGGTGAAGGTGGTCCGGGCCAACGGCAATGCCGAGGAGATCAAGGTCACGGAGGTCAAGGAGGTGAAGAACGGCGCCTTCGTCGTGGTGAACGACGCCGGTGCCAAGCGCACCCTCAAGGCCACGGCCATCCAGGGGGCCAAGTGATCTGGGGCTGAAGCTCCACCCGCAACAGCGAACCCAGACGAGACGGGCGCCCTACGGGGCGCTCTTCTCGTTGTGGGTCACGAGCCACCCGTTGGTGGTAGGCTGCCGGGACGACCACTGATAGGAGAGATAGCATGGCTTCAATCCAGAAGACCGGTGCGGAGATGGTGGAACTACTCAAGGAACTCCAAGAGCGCCGCCAGGTGCGCATCCACCAGGAGTGGCAGCAGTTCCAGATCAACCTGGGCATGTGGATGCGAGAGGTGGAAAGCAAGGCGGGCAAGCTGGCTGATGTCCTGGCCCATCTCGCGTCCGTCGCTGAGTTCCGTGAGTGGTTGGGTCGCCAGGAGAACCACCGCCACATCTACGATGGCGGCGACCTCATCGGCAACGGGCCCAGCAAGCCCAAGTTCTCGAGCAGGGATCCGTTCGAGTTCGAGATCAAGATCTACGAGCAGCGCCCGCAGGGCAAGTTCGCTCTCACGGATGAGCGGCTGGCCCGCTGGACCAACATGGCGGAGAACCCGTCGTGAGGGCCGGGGAGCAGCGAGTCACGTTCACGGTGACGGGCGCCACTGCCAAGGAACTGCGCAGGGCTGCTGAGGCACGCCTCATGGAGATCGATCCAGACAACATAAGCTGGATCTACGATCTCGAGATCGCAGAAGGTGATCAGCGGTCCTGGGGTGAAGTGCCTCCGCCGCTCCAAGCCACCGTCTACGCTCGCCTCTCCAGGTGATCCTGGTGCCTGTGGCCAACGCTGCCCAGGTGGCCAAGCTGCTGGACGGCCCCCAGCTGCGCCGCCAACGGGCGGACGTAGGCTGGGCGCTGCGGGCCCTGGTGGACGGCGTGCCCGTGCGGGGCGGCCACGTGGCCAACGTCAAGCAGTGGGCCGGTCACGTGGAAGCCTTGGCAGTGTTCGGCATGTTCATGTGCGTGGAGATGCACATGCGGGGCGAAGCTGACCTGGCCTACTACTGGCGAATGCACGCCTACCGGGATGGCGTCCATCAGCGGCGGCGCATGTTCCAGCACCCGCCGTGGTGGGGCGATCCGGCGGTGCATGCGGCCCACAGGGAGATCATGGAGAAGGAACAGGGGTGGGAGGAGCTATGGTAGCGAACCTTCTACAGGAAGGTACTAGGGACATCTGCCGAGACTGCGGAGCGGTGGTGACCTACGGGTTGCCGTCGGACACACCATTCGCATGGCGGAAGCAGTGGTACGACGCTGACCGCCAGGGGGAGCCGTACGCCAGTCTCAAATGCCCTGCCCGGCTGGAAGCTGACCATCGGCCAACGCAGTGGTGCATGAGTCAGAAGTCCGATGGCGATACGTGCGGGCGCCGCATCAGCAGCGAGGCGCAGCGGGAAGGCGTGTACGCCTGCGGGGTGCACTACAAGAAGGAAGCTGCCGAAGTAGCACACATGAAGGTCGTGGAGGAGCAGCGCCGCAAGCGGGCGGATGAGAATGGAATCATGGCGTGGTCCACCGAGGAGGTGGTGCGCATGGCTCAGATCTTCAAGGAGCGCACTGGCATAGAGGCAGAAGTAGTCACTGGTTTTCGGCGCTTTGGGGACGATGGCCACACGCACAGCGGGCTGGTGACGCTCAACATCATGGAGTTGTTCGACTATCTGGAGTGGCGCAAGCTGCTGCACGACATCCCGCCCGAGCCACAGCCGGAAGATGATGCCGCTGAGGTCTCGGTGTGAGTGCACCCACGGTGTTCGCCACGGTGACGGACAAGAACATCATCGTGCACCTGCCCTACTACGATCCTTGGCTGACCCGCCACATGCGGACCATTCCCTCGGCAGGGTTTCACAAGGATCATCCGGTGTACGGCACGCACTGGCGCTTTCCGCTGGAGTGGCGCACGGCCACGCTCATCAGCCAGACGTTCGGCCATCGGGTGGAATACAGCCCGGAAATGCGTGCCTGGGGGCTGGCGCAGCGCAAGCTAGCGGTGGAGCTACAGGCCATCGCCAAGCAGCTGGAAACGGACGACCTCATCCACTTGCCGACCCTTCTGCCTGACCTGGCAGCCAAGCTGCGCCCCTACCAGGCCGTGGGGGCCAAGTTCGTAGCTAGATGCCCCAATCCCCTGATCGCAGATCACCCGGGGCTGGGCAAGACGTTCGAGATCATTGCTGGGGTGTACGAGGCGCAAGTGCATACTGGACCCAAGCTGGTGGTGTGTCCCGTTTCTGCCGTAGAGGATGTGTGGATCCGCCACTTGGACAGCCTCCAGCCGCAGCCAGCCTTCATGTGTATGGGCGATAGGCGGCAGCGCGAGACGGTGCTGGAGGACATCGAGGCGTGCGTGGATGCAGAGATGGACTTCTGGCTGGTGGTCAATCCGGCCATGGTGCAGTACAGGAACACGAATGACTTTGATCCGGAGACGGGCGAGCAGATCGTGGCCAGCACCTACCCCATCCTGCACGAGATCGACTGGAACGTCGTCATCTTCGATGAGTGTCACAAGGGGTTGCAGAACCCCAGCACGCTCACCGGCAAGGCCATGTTCAACCTGCCCAGCAAGAAGCGCATCGCCACCAGTGGCACACCGGCCGGCGGCCGCCCGCTGAAGTACTGGGGCGTGCTGCACTGGCTGGAGCCCAAGGAGTTCAAGTCCAAGAATCGCTGGGCGGAGCAATGGCTCACCATCAGTGAGAAGGAGCACTACGTGCGGGGTGGTCGAGGTGAGAAGGCGGTGACTCGTGACTTCAACGGTGACATCCGCCCCGGCATGGAGGAGGAGTTCTACAAGGCCCACTCCCGCTTCATGATCAGGCGCACCAAGGATGAGGTGGCGCCCGAGATGCCACCCAAGCAACAGGAGGATCGCTGGGCAGAGATGACGGGGGCACAGGCCGCCCAGTACCGGGCCATGGCCGAGGATGCCGAGGTCAAGATCAGCGAGACAGAGGCCATCAGCGCCACCAGCATCCTGGCGGAGTACACTCGTCTCAAGCAGTTCGCCAATGCACTGTGTACCCTGGGTGAACCCGACCGCAGTGGTAGGGTGCCTGTCCTACCGACAACCACCAGCTGTAAGCTCCCCATTGTGGAAGAACTACTGGAGGAGAGGGGCGTGTTCGACAACAACTTGCCGGATGCCAAGGCCATCATCTTCAGCCAGTTCAGTAGCATGGTGGACATGGTGCACGACTGGCTGGCCGCCAAGGGCGCGCCCGTCAGCAAGATCACGGGGGCGGTACGCCCGCAGGACCGGGGTGGCATCATCGATGATTTCCAGCGTGAAGATGGCGGCGCCAAGGTGATCTGCGTGACCACCACGGCCGGCGGTACCGCCATCACCCTGGACCGAGCAGATACGGTGATCTTCCTGGATGAGACGTGGGTGCCGGATGACCAGGAGCAGGCCGAGGACCGGGCCCACCGCATCAGCCGCATCCACAACGTGAACGTGTTCTACATCCGTACCAAGGGTACGATCGAAGAGACCATCATGAAGAAAGTGGGGAAGAAAGCAGATGTCAACAAGATCATCCTCGACCTCCACCGCACAGGCTTCCGAGCCACTCACGGAGATGCAACGTAGGGCGATGTTGCGCATCGCCAAGGCGGACTTGGAAAGCCTCAAGCGCCGCCACAAGCATGGAGACTTCAAGTTGGAGTTGGAGGGCGTGCTGGTGAACAGCAGCATTCCGGCAGCGGAGAGGCGGGTGGCCCACTACAGCACCCCTGGGTGCGGCCGGTACACAGGGTGACGGTGCTGACTGCCCTGGGGCTGGTGGCGGCGCTGGTGGTGCAGCCACCGGTGGTCTATGGAGACGATGGCTACGCCCACGTGGAAACAATGGAGCAGACCATCCGCCGCTTGTGGCCGGACGACAGCGAGGACAAGGCCGTGCAAGTGGCGTGGTGCGAGAGCCGCTTCGACCCTGGAGCTACCAACGGCAGCCATAGGGGCCTGTTCCAGATGAACTGGAGATTGCACTGGAAGCGAGCGTTCCCGTTCGGGGCCGACGGCCTGTACGATCCAGTGGTGAACATCCAGGCAGCGCTCAGCTTGTTCATAGACGTGGGATGGTCGGCATGGTCATGTGCCTGAGGAGGAACGAGCGATGAGTGATGGATTCCTGGTCGTGGACGATGCGACAGGCGAGGTGGTCCACTTCGTGGCCTGCACGAAGAACGGCCGCCAGCGCGAGAGGGTCGAGATGGGCCTGATCCACCGGACCGACATCGAGCGGTTCACCGTGTGGGACTCGCGAGAAGAAGGGGCGCCCGTGGCTGAGCCCCAGCACCCTGCGGGTGCAGACCGCGACGAGGTGGCGACGATCCGAGCGTTCATCGCCTCGGTGCCCGACGCTGCGGGAGGCCGAGTCCCATGAGCAGTGAACCGCGCAAGTGGCGTCTCGTCGCTGAGTTTGGGGACCTCGATGCCGAGCAAGCCGAGCAGGCAGGCGATCGCCTGTGGGGTGTGCTCGAAGTGCTTGGAGCGTCGGATCCAGAGCTGACGCTGGAGCCGGCCGAGTCCCAGGAGCCCCAGGAGGGCCAGCCGTGAGCACGAGGACGTGGCGCAAGCGCGTCAGGGTCGGGCGCTTCCAGTTCACCGTGACAGTGATGCGCCACCACTACGGCCCACACGTCACCGACCGGTGGGTCGTGCAGACATCGTCGGTCTACGACCGCAAGCACCATTCGGCCAAGGAGGTCCAGCCGTGAGCGATGGACGCGAAGCTCCAACCATGAGCGACAGCCTGTCACGAGTCGAGAAGCGCCGTCTCGCCATCCTCGTGCACCACTGGTGGAACGCCCTGCTCATCGGCAACCCGCCGCCGAGGACACTCGAAGCCTACGAGCGCGCCCGTGACCTCCGCCTTGGCGATCTGGTGGTGGAGGTGTCCACGCTCGGGCACCTCGTGGCCCGTGACGTCGCCCTGGAGGACGATCGTTGGGACGGCCAGTTCATCAGGTTCCTCCGCTCGGAACAGCGGTTCACGCTGTACGACGACGAGCCCGGCGGCTTCACCGAGCAGGTGTGGATCTGCGAGAACCCTGACGGGTCCGAGTTCATGTGGACCAATGCCGACCTCATCGCCGTGCCTGACGCCTTGGAGTGGCCCGAGGAGGTCCAGCCCGATGGCCGATGAGCCGCGCCGCTACCGCAAGAAGCCCGTCGTGGTCGAGGCAATGCAGCTCGACATGGACAACCGCTACGAGGTGGCGGCCTGGTGTGGCGGTCAGGTGAAGGAGGCTGCACCGTCCGGCACCATCTACGCGCCCGGCCTGCTGTCCATCGACACGCTGGAAGGGCGCATGTGGGCCGCCGGTGGCGACTACGTGATCCGCGGCGTGCAGGGCGAGTTCTACCCCTGCAAGCCCGACATCTTCGAGGCGACGTACGAGGGGGTGCCCGATGAGCGGTGAGCCGCCCGACCTCGCCGCCCCTGGCGAGCCCGAGCCAGGGGGCGTTGGACGGTGCACGGGCACCCTCGGCTCTCGGCCGGAGTGGATGAGCCCGGACCAGTACGACCCCTGCCGCTGTCGGCTCGATGCCGGCCACGACGGGCCTCACTGGTGCGAGCACCTCGGCGCTCCCGATCCCCGCCTGTCCGCCCCTGACGAAGCCACGGAGCCGGCCGATGGGTGAGCAACTGCTACGGGTGCGCACCAGCGAGCGCACGCAGTTCGCTGACTGCCGCATGGCTTGGTACTGGTCGTACGTGGACAGGCTCACGCCTCTGCGGCAGCCCGTGTACTTCACCTTCGGTGACATCTTCCATCAGGCACTGGCACTGAACCTCATTCCTGAGAAGCCACGGGGGATCAACAACAAGGCCAAGCGGGGGATGCCGCTGCCGGAGGCATTCGTCAAGGTGTATGACGACGTCATCGGTGAAGGTCAGAAGCTGGGCATGTACCTGGACGGGGAGTGGGACGACGCTCGTGACCTCGGCATCCACATGGCAGAGAACTATGTGGAGCGCTACGGCGACGACCGGCGGTATCGAGTGGTCGCTCCCGAGATGCCCTTCCAGATCCGCCTGAAGGATGCTGACGGACGGTGGTACCTGTACGTGGGCCAGACGGACGGCGTCATCCAGGATCTCACCACCGGGCAGTACGGCCTGATCGAACACAAGACGTGGGCCCGGGACATGTCGGCCGGGTTGCATCGCAGTGAGCAGGCGGCGAGCTACTGGGCCTTCACTCCGGTGGTGTTGCAACGGGAAGGCTTGTTGGACCCGGGGGTGGACCTCACCTTCATGCTGTACAACGTTCTCTTCAAGCGGCGCAAGGATGACAAGCGGGAGAAGAACGCCGAGGGGCTGTATCTCAACAAGAACGGCACCGTCAGCAAGAACCAGGGCACTGCCCTGTTCCATCGCGAGATCCAGCTGCGCACTCCGTACGAGCGGGTGAGCCTGCATCATCGGGCAGCCCAGCAGGTGAAGGAGATGCGCCTCATCCGAGAGGGCAAGCTGGCGCCTATCAAGTCTCCGGGAGAGAAGTGTGGGCGCTGCCCGCACCGTGACATGTGCGAACTACACGAGGCAGGAGCCGACTGGGAAGAGTTCCGAGATGTGCACTACTTCAAGTGGGAGCCGTACGAAGCCCACGAGCACAAGGCCGGCTAGAGCCAGGCCCCTAGTGGTAGGCTGGTGACCCCAGCTGATAGGAGGATAGATGCCCAAGCCAAGCGCGATCAAGCCAGGAGGCGTGAGCGCAGAGTACGTCCGTCTCCTGCTGTACGCCGATCCGGGCACGGGCAAGTCAGCCTTCGCCGGTACGGCGCCCAAGGCGCTGTACCTCAAGATGGACCCGAACGTCAACCCGGCCTTCCTGGTGGGCGGCAGCACTGCCGACGTGTGGGCCATCGAGACATGGAAGGACCTGCACGAAGCTCGGGACTACATCATCAATGAGGGGCATCGCGAGTACGAGTGGGTGGTGGGTGACAGTCTGACGTTGTTCCAGGAGAAGGGGCTGGACGACGTGATGATGTCCAAGGTCAAGGCCAACCCAGAGCGACGTAAGCGTGAACTGCGGGACAAGGCGGAGTACGGGGAGAACATGACCCGCATCCGTCTGCTGATCAAGGACCTGTCCAGGGTGCCCATGCACATGCTGTGGACGGCCCACCGCATGATTGGCGAAGACAAGGAGGGGAACGACATCTTCGTTCCCATGATCCACGGTCTGAACATGCCGGAGTATGTGGCCAGCTGGATGAACATCGTGGCCCACTACGAGGTGACCGGCGAGGACGAGTGGACCATGACGGTCAAGCGAGACGAAGAGAACGCCTACATGGTGAAGGACGGTTACGATGCACTAGGAACCAGCATAGTGTTCAGCAAGGGGGATAAGCAGGTCCCCATGATCATGAAGGCCATCGAGCAGCGGGTGGGCGGCATGGCCGCACGAAGCGCCGTTGTGCGCAAGGCTGCACCAGCCAAGGCAGTGGCGGCCAAGAAGGCTGCCGGTCCGGTCAAGAAGGCGAGCCCGGTCAAGGCCGCCGCCAAGAAGGGATAACACAGGAACCATGGCAGCACCCAAGTCCAAGTCGACGAAGGACAACGACGACTTCTCAGTCTCCTGGTCGGTCGCCAACAGCGATGCCGACAAGGCGTCAGAGATCCGGGAGGGCATCCCGACGCCGCCGCAGGGCATGTACAAGGCCAAGGTGGCGGACATCAAGCTGGGGCACAAGCTGGAGGACGGCGTCATCGTCGACGGCAGCGCCCGCTTCGAGGTCAGGGCTCAGCTGGTGGACAGCGGCCCCTACACGGGCTGGACCCGCACCGACTACATCCCGGTGGAGAACCCGGCCACCGAGTGGAAGCTCGACCAGTTCCTCCAGGCGTTCGGCATCGCCTCCGGCAAGAAGCGCACCGGCACGGCCAAGAAGTCCGACTTCCTGGGCAAGACCGCCATGGTGCGGATCCGCCACCGCTCCTACGAGGACGCAGATGGCAACCCGCAGGTCGGTGGCGAGGTGGCTGGCTGGTGGAAGCTGGACGCCAGCAAGCTGCGGGAGATCGACGAGGAGGACGTGACCGCTGGCAAGCGCCCGCCCAAGGGCAAGCAGCAGGCGGTGGACACCACGGCCGAGGAGGAGCCCGAGGAGGACGTCACCGATGATGCCATCACCGCCGAGGACCTGGATGCCCTGGGTGAACTGGCCGACAGCTACGACGAGGACGCCGACGAGGACGACGAGAACAACGTCGAGGCCAGCAAGGCAGCTGCCAAGCTGACGGAACTGGCGGAGGCGGCTGGGCTGAGCATCAACGACTACGGTCCGTGGGCGGACCTGGCCATGGCCCTCTACCCGGAGGACGAGGAGACGCCCGAGGACGACGGGGAAGAGGATTCCGAGGACAGCGAGGAAGAGGACGAGTCCGAGGGCAGCGATGACGAGGAACTGAACGACTACAACGATGAGAAGGTGTGGTCGGTGGCGGACCTCAAGGCGGAACTAGAGTCGCGGGGCTTGAAGACCAACGGACCCCGTGGGGCGCTGGTCAAGCGTCTCCAGGACTCCGACAACGACCCCTTCGCCAACCAGTAGGGGCAGCTAGGCGGGGTCGGGGTCTGCCTGCCGCCCAGGGCAACCCCGGCCCCGGCCACCCCCGGTGGTAGGGTAGACACCACCTTGTGGGGAGGTAGGAGGCAGAACAATGGGCGCACCGGACGACACGTTCTTCAGAACGAACGACATGGCCATGGTCACGTACCTGCGCATGAACGGCCACAGTGTCCAAGCCTGTGCCTACGAGGCGGACGGCGACTGCTGGTGGCAGTTCTTGGCGTGCGACGCCATCACCGACCTGTACAACGACTTCACCCAATGGAAGGCGCTCGTGGAGCCCAGGGAGTACAGCAAGCATTTCTCAGCAACCAAGCGTGAGTTCCATGCCGCCGGTCGGGCCCGGTACAGCACCAACTGATCGTGGCCACTCTTCAAGATCTGGTACTAGCAAGGCTCGCACCATATCTGGAAGGCAGTGGGCCGAACGAGGACGGCGAGTGGGCGCTGCACTGTCCCTTCCACGAGGACCACAACCGCAGCGCCAGTCTCAATGTCTTCGAAGGTGTCTGGCACTGCAACGGGTGTGGTGAGGGCGGTACCCTAGACCGCGAGTTCCTAAAGCGGGTGCCTCCCCAGCCCTTCTACGAGATCAACAGCTACCAGTACAGCAGCGGGTCGGGCTCTGGAGCCCGGCCTGATCTCTCTGAGGGCATGGTAGCCGGATGTCACCAGGCGCTCATGGATGACGAGGTCAAGCTGAACAAGCTGATCTCGCGTCGAGGCCTAACGGTGGAGACGGTGCAGACCTTCGAGATCGGCTGGTCCAAGTCGTCCCAGGCGTACACCATCCCGGTGCGCAACGCTGCCAGCGACTTGATCAACGTGCGCTTCTATCAGCTGGACCCCAAGGATGGGCGCCGCAAGATCTGGGGTGTGGCCGGGCACAACGAGCCGGCGCTGTACCCCATTAGCGTGCTGAATGAGAACCCGGCCATGGTGATGATCTGTGAAGGTGAGTGGGATGCGCTGTTGAGCATCCAGCACGGCGTGCCAGCCGTGACCCGCACCGGCACGGCAGACCGCTGGAATGAATCGTGGTCGCCGCTGTTCGCCAAGAAGGCTGTCGTCGTCTGCCATGATATGGATGCCAAGGGGCAGCACGCCAACCGCAAGGTGGCTGCCAGTGTGCGCCGGCATGCTCGGGCGGTGCGGGTGGTGGAACTGCCTTACGAGATTACAGCCAAGCATGGCAAGGATCTGTCGGACTGGTGGATGGAGGGCCACAGCCACCAGGAGTTCATGGACTTGGTCAAGGGTGGCGCCCAGGTGCCCACTCCGGCAGAGACCAACGAACGCAAGCCCAACTTCATCAGCCTGACGGTGCTGGATACCATGGACGCCGGACGTACCGGCGAACCACTGGCGGTGGAGGTGACGATCACAGGGAAGAAGTCGCCGCCCTACCTGCTGCCGGCGGAGGTGGAGTTCACGTGTGATATGGGAGCCGGGGCCAAGTGCGCCATCTGCCCCATGCAAGGGTGGAACGGGCTGCACAAGCACGTGGTGCCACCCAGTGACCCGGTCATTCTGGAGATGCTGCACGTGCCCAAGGATGCCGTGGCCAAGACGTTGCGGGAGAACCTAGGCATCCAGAAGTGCGGGCGCTACAACATGGACATCCAGGAGCACCGCACGGTGGAGGAGGTGTACGCCCGCCCCAGCCTGGATGAAGTCACAGACGACACGGTGGGAGACTTCACCAACCGCAAGATCATCAGTGTGGGCACCCACAACCTGGAGACTAACACCACGGTGCGCTTTGTGGGTACGGTACTGCCCAATCCCAAGACACAGCAGAATGAGTTCCAGGCTTGGGAGCATGAGAAGGCGGGCACGGCGCTGGACACCTACGAGGTCAGCGATGAATCCCGAGAACGCCTCAAGGTGTTCCAGCCCACAGGTCGGCAGTCCGCCTTGGTCAAGGTCAGTGAGATCTCCAAGCAACTGGCCGAGCACGTCACCCGCATCCACCAGCGGCCCGAGATGCACATGCTGATGGACTTGGTGTTCCACAGTACGCTTAGCTTCCACATGGGGGACGAGTACGTAGGCCGGGGGTGGTTGGAGGCGCTCATCGTGGGCGACACCCGCACGGGCAAGTCGGAGGCAGCCCGGTTGATGATCAGGCACTACGGCTTGGGTCAGATGCTCACCTGTGAGGCAGTAAGCTTCGCCGGTGTAGTGGGCGGGCTGGAGCAGATCCAGAGCAAGGAGTGGATCGTCAAATGGGGCGCTATTCCTGTGAACGACCGGCGCTTGGTGGTGATGGACGAGGTCAGCGGTCTCACTACCGACCAGATTGGGCAGATGTCAAGTCTGCGTTCGAGTGGTGTGGCGGAATTGACGAAGATCCAGAACGAGAAGGCTCTGGCCCGTACAAGACTGATCTGGATGGGGAATCCACGCGACCGGGCCATGTCTGGTTTCACGTACGGTGTGCAAGCCATCAACCCCCTGATTGGCAAGAACGAGGACATAGCTCGTTTCGACCTCGCGATGAGTGTGGCCACTGAGGACGTCAAGTCCAGTGACATCAATCGGCTGCGCAAGCCCAATGGTGAACTGGTGTACACCAGCGAGCTTTGCCATGAACTATTGCTGTGGGCTTGGTCCCGGCGCACCGAGCACATCACCTGGGCCCCGGGAGCGCTGGAGAAGGTGTTCGCCTGTGCCAATCGTATGGCGGACGTGTACGTGGATAACCCTCCCTTGGTGCAAGGTGCCAACGTCCGTGTCAAGCTGGCCCGACTGGCAGTGGCCTTCGCAATGAGGACGTACAGCAGTCCCGATGGTCAGCTGGTGCTGGTAACGGCAGCCCACGTCACGGATGCCATGAACTTCATGAATCGGCTGTATGGCATGTTGGGTTTCGGATACAAAGCCCTCAGTGATCAGCGGCGCAAGGATGAGCAAATGGCGCTGTCTGGTTTCGGTGAATCGATGGACTTCATCACCAGCAATCCGAACCTCATGCGCTTCCTAGTGGACTACGGCGGGCGCTTCAAGAGGGCGGACATGGAGGAGATGATGTCCATATCTCGAGAAGAGGCTAACGTCGTCATCAGCAAGCTATGGGACGCCCGGGTGCTCAACCGTGACAGGGGCTTCCTCAAGCTAGAGGCAGTGGCCATGAAGCGTCTGCGTGAGGAGGTTTCCAAGTGAAGGTCACCAACGTGGCGGTGCTGGGCAACGGCCCGGCTGGTATGGCGGCAGCCCACGCTGCCACTCTGACGGGTGCCCGGGTGCACGTGTACGCCCCGCCCGGCGTCAGCAACATCTCGGGGGCGCAGTACCTACACCACCCCTTGCCCACCATCAACCCCGATCAGCCGGATGGGTACATCCAGTACGTGTTCTGGGGGCAGGAAGAGTTCTACAAGAACAAGGTGTACGGCAACGATGATGTGGAGTCGTCGTGGGGCAAGTTCGGTAACGAGGTACCCTACTGGTCGATGCAAGCGACCTACCTGCGCATGTTGCAGATCTATGAAGATCGCTTGGTGGGCATTCCAGTGCTGAACGGTGAGATGGCCATCAACGTGGTGGGCGCACTGGCAGCTACGCATGACGTGTTGATCAGCACCATTCCGCTACCTGTGATTTGCACTCAGCCAGAGGCGCACACCTTCGGCAATGCGTTCACATGGGTGGCCTCGCGCTGCCCCTTCCCGCTGCCGATGCAGAGGGACACCATCGTGTACAACGGGATGGTGCAAGATAGGTGGTCGCGGTACAGCAACATCATGGGCCACGATCAGTTGGAGTGGCCGGCAATGCCAGAAGACGGGCCTGCCCATAGACTGGTCAAGCCCACCACTACGGACTGCGATTGCTGGCCAGAAGTCATCAAAGCAGGAAGGTATGGAGCATGGAGAAAGGAAGCGCTCGTCGACCAGGTCTTCAGCGAGGTCACCCAGCTACTCGTACAGCAAGGCGTGACAAGCTGAGCGAGGTGATGCCCGGTGATCAGGTTGTTGGCATCATGGAAGGTCGCACGGTGCGCCTCCAGGTGATCAAGCACTACCCCGCAGTGGGTGGGACTCGAGTGGCTGCGTTCGAACTGGTCCCTGGAGTGGTTGGCTACGAACCGTGTCGGCTGCTAGGGCGTAGCCAGGTGATCAGTGACGACGACATCATCATCGAGGAGGTTGTGATTCTATGAGGTGCAGTGCGTGCAGTGCGGACGTGCGCCCGGTGGTGGCCCTTGACATCGACGGCACCCTGAGCGACTACCACGAGCACTTCATCACGTTCGCGTGCAACTACTGGGGGCTGGAGCGCCCGCCGGTGATGTGGGACGGCAGCGGTGAGATGGAGGACTTCCTACAGATCACCAAGGCGCAGTACCGGGACGCCAAGCTGGCCTACCGCCAAGGTGGGGGCAAGCGAGTGCAGCCGCTCCAGTGTGATGCCCGCCACTTGCACCTAGCTGCCAACGGTGCAGAACTGTGGTTGACCACTACTCGCCCTTGGATGCGGTTGGACAGCACCGATCCGGATACCCGTTGGTGGCTGGGGATCAATGGCCTCAGCTACGACCATCTCCTGTACGACGACAACAAGTATTCGGCATTGGCTGCCCAGGTGGATCCCGACCGGGTTGTCATGGTGGTGGACGACTTGGCGGAGCAGTGCTGGGCGGCAGACCGTGTGTTCAGCCCGCAGGTGGCCTATCAGGTGGCCCGGCCGCACAACACCTACGTGGATGCCAGCTTCCACCGCCGACTACCGGCAGAGGAACTGGCGTTGATCATGGAACAACGCATCAGGGGGTGGAGCGATGCTTACGGGTGAGCAGTGGGACCGCTTCGTGCGGGCCCTGACCAAGATCCGTGAAGGGGCCAAGGAGATCGACGCCCTGTTGGGCGAGCTGCAACTAGGAAGGAACTGGAATGATGGATCGCAAGGAGACACCGGAGCTCATCAGCGATGTGCTCGCTGTGGCCGAGAGGTGCGGCGCCAGTCAGGAGCAGCTGGAGCATTTGAGCGTGTTGCTGAGCGCCTTCGCCGTGTACGTCGAGCGCAACGAGCGCCACGGATCATTGTGGAAGAAGTTCGGGTGGATGGACAGCATCGTGAGCGTGAGGGGCAAAGCAGCGCGATGCGTGCAGCAGTGGTACGGGCCGCAAACACTGGAAGGCGGCCCGGGAGCTGACCTGGACGATGCCGTGGACCTGATCAACTTTGCTGTGTTCCTCATCCGCAACGTGCAGACGAACAACAAGTGGGGTGACGGATGATGCCTCTCATGATGCAGGAGCCAGCCGCCCGACCCTTGGTCAAGACGCTGAGCGTGAAAGTGGACGAGTTCTCCTACAACAAGGTGAAGGCGTTGGCAGCTGCCAACAACATCTCCATGGCGCAGGTGATGCGGGATGCCATCGGAGACCTGTGAGCACGCCCGAGGCTCCCACGACTGGTCCTGGCAGGGGCGGTACGACGCTCGGAAACCCATGCGTTACGTCAGCCTGCACCACCACAGTACCTATTCCTTCCTCGATGGGTACCAACTACCTGATGCACACGTCCGTCGTGCTACCGAAGTTGGCATGGGTGCCCTGGCCCTCACCGAGCACGGGAACATCTCCAGCCACATCCAGCTAGAGCAGGCGGCGCTCAAGGAAGGCGTCAAGCCCATCTTCGGTTGTGAGATCTACATGGCGCCACCGGAGTCAAAGCGGAAGTATCATCTCACGGTGCTGGCCCAGACGCCTGAGGGCTACAGCAACCTCATGCGCTTGGTGAGCGACGCCTGGAAGAACTTCTACTACGAGCCCACCGTCACGTGGGAGACCCTGAGGCGGTACCGGCGTGGGCTGGTCATTCTTAGCGGGTGCACTGGCAGTCTGCTTGCCTGCCACATGGTGGGTGGCAAGGACATCCCGGAAGCTGAAGCAAGCTACCAGCGAGCTAGAAAGACTGCGCTCATCTTCAAGCGGACCTTCGGGGAGAACTATTTCCTTGAGGTTCAAGCCTTTCCAGAACTTGAGAAGGTGAGGCAGATCAACGTCGCCTACGAGCGCCTCAGCAACGAGTTGGGCATCCCCCTGGTGGCCACGGGTGACTGCCACTACACTCGGCCCAGCGAGAACGAGATGCAGCAGATCCTGCACAACGTCCGGGGCGGCAACCGCCAGACCTTGGAGGAACAAGCCAGAAACTGGGGGTACGATGTCCCGCTCAGTCCGCCAGCCAGCGACGGCTACGTGTACCGCCGCCTGCGGGCTACTGGTCTCAGCCATACGAAGGCTCTGGAGGCCGTTGCTACAACGGCAGATATCGCATCTGCCTGCACCGTCACACTGCCAAAGCTGGATCGACTCCGGTATCCCCTGCCCCGAGGCACTGCTGGGACGAGCGACCTGTGGCGGGCGTGGCTGCAAGAGGGCTGGGCCTACCGAGGCATCCCCCAGAGACGGAACGTAGGTGACTACGTTCGCAAGCTCAAGTACGAGATCAACATCATCGAACAGAAGGACTTCGTTGACTACTTCCTCGTGGTCTCGGACATTGTCAAGTTCGCTAAGGACTCTGGCATTCCTGTGGGGCCTGCTCGTGGTAGTGCAGCTGCTTCTTTGGTTTGCTATCTCCTCCGCATCACAGAGGTGGACCCGCTTGCCTTTCCTTCCCTTATGTTCGAGCGGTTCATTGATCTTACCCGCATGGATCTTCCTGATATCGACCTGGATTTCGACTCTTCGCGCAGACGTGAGATCTGGGACTACGCCGAGGCCAAGTACGGGCCCGAACGTGTAGGCAACATCGGCAGCTTCGTCAAGTACAAGGCCAAGGTCAGCCTGGATGACGTGGCCCGGGTGTACCGCATCCCCCAGGGCGAGGTGGAGACAGTCAAGGAACTGTTGATCGAGCGGTCCAGCGGTGACCTGCGCCCCAGCGACACCATCGAGGACACGTTCGAACAGCACGAGCGGGCTCGAGAGGTGGTGGAGCGCCACCCCGACTTGGCCAAGGCCACGCTGTTGGAAGGCCAGGTCAAGACCATGGGCATCCACGCTGCCGGGTTGGTGGTGGCCAACGGTCCGCTGACCGACGTGTGCGCCGTGTACACCAGGGAACTGCACAAGGGCAAGGGCGACTTCGTCAGCGTGATCAGCCCGGACAAGTATGACGCTGACCACCTGAACATCCTCAAGATCGACGTGCTGGGTCTCAGCACCATGACCATGATCCGGCTAGCCCTCGATATGATCGGTATGAACCTGGAGGACCTGTATGCCATTCCCCTTGATGACCAGGCTGTTATCGCAGGATTTCAAGCGAACGATGTCGTGGGGGTCTTTCAGTTTGACTGAACTCAAGTGCGACAACTTCCTTGAAGTCCGCGACGTCAACGCTCTCTGCCGTCCTGGGCCGTACCATTCTGGCGCTACGGGTGAGTACATCGACGCCAAATGGGGACGCAAAGAGCCAAGGCGACTGCACCCTCTCCTGGACGAGATCTGTAAAGACACCCACTATCAGATTGTCTATCAGGAGCAGATTCTACGTATTGTTCGAGAGATCGGCAACTTCGACTGGACAGCGGCGGCTCACATCCGTAAGATCATTAGTAAGAAGCTAGGCGAGCAGGAGTTCCAGCGTCAGTGGGAGTTGTTCTGGGACGGCGCCCGCAGCCATGGCATCGAGGAGTCGGTGGCCAAGGAGATCTGGCGCCAGTGCATCACGGCCGGCAGCTACGCCTTCAACGTGGCCCACAGCACCAGCTACGGGATGTTGGCGTGGTGGACCATGTGGCTCAAGATCCATCATCCGGCAGCCTTCTACGTGGCCAGCCTCATGGCCTATGACGAAGGCAAGCGTCTCACGCTGCTACAGGACGCCGTCAAGCACGGCATCACGGTGCGGCCCCCGGCCCCCGGCAGCGGGCTGGACTGGCAGGTGGTGGACGCCCATACCATCCAGGCCGGGTTCATGCAGATCCCTGGCGTGGGCGAGGTGACAGCCAACAACATCATGGAGTACGTGGCTGCCCATGGCATGGCGCACTGGCACGATCTCATCAACGTGAAGGGCATCGGGAACAAGACCATCCAGAAGATGGTTGAGTTCTGTGAGAGCGACGACCCGTTTGAGATCCACAAGCTGGAGCGCCGCCTCAACGCTGTGCGCCGGGCCATTGCCAAGGGCAGCCTCCGGGGCAAGGTGCCGCACCCTACGCACACGGCAGAGCAGATCCCATACACCAAGACGGACCACAACGTAGGCGTGGTGTGGGTAGGCGTCATCACAGCCCGCAACCTGCGGGAACTGTTCGAGTACCACTTCTCCAAGCATGGGGTGGAGTTGGATCCGGCAGACACCAAGGATCCACACCTAAACGAGTGGGTGGTCATGCACGCCATGGATGAGACCGAGTCGCTTACGGTGACGGTCAACCGCTGGGACTACCGCAAGTTCAGGAAGATGTTGTGGGACATCAAGCTGAACGAGGACGTCGTGGTGGTGCGGGGCGTCAAGAAGGCCGGGCTCTCCATGCGAGGCATCCGTGTGTTCGACATGTGGGTTCTACGATAGGAGCGATATGCATCTAGAAGAGTTCTTTCTCCAAGGCATGGATCGAGGTATCCGGCCGCCGCTGGATGGCTACTCATGGCTGCCCCATCTCAACCTGGGTGGTAGCAGCAAGAGCTTGCCCGGGCGGCCGGTGAACCTGGACCTGCCTGACTGGAACGCAGAGACCGACCCCATTCCGTACAGCGATGGGGGCGTGGGCCTCATCTGGGCGTTGCACTTCTTCGAGCACATTCGCAACTTCATCGGGGTGCTCCAGGAGTGCGAGCGGGTGCTGACAACCGGTGGTCTGCTGAACGTGTGCGTGCCTTATGGCACGTGCCACATGGCGGTGCAGGACTGTACGCACGTGCGCTTCTTCAACGAGGACACCTGGAAGGAGTTGTTCGTGAACGACTACTATCGGCCTTACGGCCGGGTCAGCACGCTGGAAGTGCGCACCAACGTCATCATGGGAGTGAAGGGCACCAACCTGGCGCTACTGACGCAGCTGGTCAAGCGGTAGTGGCCAAGCTGCCGCACAACCCCGCCGCACCCGGCTTCCGCCCGATGAAGGTGCTGGACCGTATGATCTGCGACGACTGCCATGCGGGGGACTGCGAGAAGTGCGAGAACAGCCCGGGGCTGCTATGGTCAGCCTGTGAGTGCTGGAAGCAACACCACCACCCGGGGGAGCATGTGGTGTACCCCGGGCGCGAAGCACTGGCAACGCCTAACGTGTCACTGCGGGGCCAGCAGACAGACGACGACTACGAGACCTTCTGGTGAAAGGACGGGTATGAGGATCAACGTGTACGCCGAGGAACTGACAGACGAGGTTGAGGTGGTGACCAAGGCCGTCAGTGATGCCAAGTTCGGTGATCGCACCTTCTACGGCATCCGCTTGTGGCTGGCCAGTCCACCGGAACTGCACAACGACCCAGAGGATGACGACCGCAGTGCCATCACCTTCTGGATTCCGTGGACTCGTGCCGGTGGCCACAACATTGGATGGGCCAAGGGTCTCTTCGGCCCGGCAGGCGCCATCGCCGCTGCCTTTGGTCAGATCGAGCGCAGCATCTTCGCCAACGGGGAGAGCTACACGTGACCAAAGAGATCCAGAAGTACGCAGATCCGGCCATGTTCACGGCGGCGCCCATGGAGCACACGGCCAACGGGGTGCTGCCCAAGGTGCACCTCCTGTGGATGACGCCCGACCCGTTGGGTGCTGTGGCCGCAGCCAATACGATGTACATCGGCCAACCGGTGTTCAGTCTAGCAGGCATCACGGACGACCAGCGCAAGCAAGCTCTGGATGACATGCAGAAGACGCACCTCCAGGCACCGCTGGAGTTCATCAAGCTGCACTTCATCATCGAAGGCGTGGACCGAGCTTTCACCCATCAGCTGGTGCGGCAGCGTACTGCGGTGTACGCCCAGGAGTCGTTGCGCTTCGCAGTGAAGGAGGATCTGGCTGCCGACTGCACGCTGCCACCCAGCCTGATGGGGCTGCCGGCGGACGACCCCCGGCGCATGGTGTGGGACAGCGCTCTGAGCCAGATCGAGAACTCGTACAACATGCTGATCAGTGCGGGGCTGCCAGCGGAGGAAGCTCGCGGACTCATGCCCACGGCCATCGGCACTCGGCTGCACTACTGCACCGACATGCGCAACTTGATCGGCCATGCTGGCAATCGGCTGTGCACCCAGGCGCAGTTCCACTGGCGAGTGGTGTTCCTCAAGATCGTCGAGGCCATCCGCAACTACACCCCGGACCTCTCGTGGATGGGCGAGGAGGGCATGGAGCGATACGACAATGCCTACATCGCTCTAGCTCGCTGGGAATCGAAATACCGATGGCAGTTCGAGGCGATCGCCAACAGCAACTTCTTCAGGCCCATCTGCTACCAGACCGGCAAGTGCGAGTTCCGTGGCAGTGCCGACCGGGCATGCACCATCCGCAGTCGGGTAGACGCCTTCCATGAGCATGGTGTCCCGAGCGATCTCTGGGGGCCAGATCAGATCGTGGTGATCAAGGATCAGAGCGAAGAGGGGCTGGATGGTTTCTCCCTCGACTCCATCGATCCGGCAGAGTGGCTGATGGATCCCACTGCTGCCATCGCCAAGGACACGCAGTGACAACGCTGGCGCCCGGCCAGCTGTGCGGGTGGTGCACCACGGCCACGGCGCTACTCCGGGGCACGGTGGTCAGCAAGACCACACCCGGCGAGTTCCTCAACAAGTGCCGGCACGGCGGCTGCGACCCCGACCTGTGGGACCTAGTGGACGACGCTGGCCAGGCCAAAGCGGGTGCCCAGCAGGCCATGGCACGGCGCCCAGCGCCCCGGGCACCGGTGGTGCGCCGCCAACCCCGCCGCTTGCCGCCCAAGCCACCGGCGGAGGACTACGAGGAGTTCTGGTGAAGATCAAGTTGATCCTGACCAACACCCCCAACCGCACGCCGGATGGCTATGCTGAGTTCAAGACAGTGAGCAAGCGCACCAGCGCTGTGCCACGTGCGGGAACCTGCGGCCGGTGTGCCAGTGCCCCGTATTCCAGCAAGAGGGTGATACCACCGCCCAGGAAGCCCAGTTGGTACGGGAGTGTGAAAGGTGGCTGGCGGGGCGTAGCAAGCACCTCTAAGGAACCCACAGGAAAGCCCACAGCGCCCGCAAATGACAAGGCCCCGGGGTTGTCTCTCCCCGGGGCTCTCGTCTGTCCTGGGCGTTCTTATGGGTTCGCCTCAGGCGGCCTGCTTCAGAGCGTCACTGACGGTGGCGTCGGGCGTGTTGTACACCCGCTCCAGTGCCACGGCGGCAGCCAGCACGGCAGCCACCACCTCCACCACTTGGAGGCCACCATCCAGCCCGGTGGCCAGACTGCCCACCAGCACCACCACGGCGGTGGCGTAGGCACGCAGCGCCCCACGGATGGTGACGAACGCACCACTGAGGGCGGCCGCCACGACTGTCCCGACGATGCCCAGCCACTCGGCAGCCGTGACCACGCCGTCGTTCATGGCGGGGATCACCGCCCCCAGGAAGGCGATCACCAGTCCTGTCATCAGCTTTGCCTTGGTTCCCATATCTTCACCTCCTAACACTGGGTCGGTCCGAGCTTGTCGCTGAGGAGAGCTTCCAGACCAGGATATTCGTGCTCCGGGCCGGGGCCATCTACGTCCGGCACGTAGGTCCACAGCGGTGACTTGAACGTGGGATCGATGCTGTGGAGCACCGCCAGAAAGGCCACCTTGATATCAGTGCGCCGGGCGTTGCCATTCCGGCAGAGAGCTATGGCGGTCTCATGTTGGACGATGTCGTCATGGCGACGATCAGCCTTCTGATCGTCGGTAACCTGGATCACCTGGATCAACCCGACGGCCATGATTAGGATCAGAACCAGCAACCCACAGAACTTCCATGTGCTACGCCGTCGCACCTTCTGAAGTTCATCGATCTGCGTATCGATGGCTACACCAAGATCCCTAACGTCTTGGACGATGTCCTCAAGGATCTTGTCGGGCATTTCGATCACTCCCCTCCTGGTGGCCGTCTTCCTTATGCGCCTGATCCGCTACTCGCTGGTGACGCTCTACGGCAGCCACAAGCTCGGGTAGTGTCGCCCGGATTCGATTCCTCGTCTCGATCGCTTGGTCGATGGTATCGTCAAACGGGTCTGGTTGCCAGGGCCATCGCACGATTACTCCTGTCGCCTGAGCAACAGAACCACTTCACGCAAAGTCACCTGTAGATCGTTGTAGAAGTCCTGACTGGGCTGCCGATTTATGGCCTCCGTCAGTCGTTCCACTGCTCGAGCGTTGGCATCATGAGCTCGAGTCGCGTCTATCAGGGCGTCCGCCACCTTGGCGTTGAGGGGCACTGTTGCGGCTACTTGCGCTTCAGCACGCTCAGCTCGCTTGGCTGTGTCACGCTGCCACATGAGAGCCATGACCGTCAGGAGTCCAGCGACTCCCAGCGATAGAAAGCTGTCGCCATTGCCGTCGCCCGGAAGAGGCACTTGGGCGAGCATGGCTATGGCCTCTGCGGGAAAGGCTGTGAAGCCGATCCCGAGCATGATGCGCCGGGCTAGGAACACGTTCGGTTATCGGCCTGCGACCACGTCGTCGTAGACGTTGGCCGGCAGCACCACGTCTACCTTGCTGGCCCACACCTGGGACCACTCGGCATAGCCCAGGTGCCGGCAGCCCGCTGGTCCCACGATGGAGACCTCCAGCTGGGGACTGCCGTCGCTGTTGGTGCCGGTCTGCTTGGCGATGAGCTTCATGTCTTCCTCCGGTAGCTGAACTGGCGGCTTGATGATGTTCTGCGCAGACTCCATGAGGAGTTCAAGTGGATAGTTGTCGCCCGTGTCCCAGTGCGAGGACCACCGGTTGTCGGTCCACTTGTTCCACTGGCCATGTGTGATGACCCCCGTCCAACCGTGGGGGTCGTCACGCACCATCTCTTCCGTCACCAGCTGGAGGGGGATGCCGTACTTCAGGATCTTCTCAGCTACCCACGGTGCCGACTGTTCCTTGATCATGCGCTGGTAGTCGGCCGCCATCCAGTCGTCCCTACCGAACTCTGCGAAGCCAGCCTGCTCCAGCCCTAGTGCGAACCCGTTGCATCCGGCAGCATGGTTGGCCTCGTCCAGATCCTTGACGTAGTCCACGGTGGTGACGCCGGCTCCGGCGTGGGCGCTGGGCTTCTGGACCACCCGCTTGCCGTTGATGATGGCAAAGCCGGGATGCCGAGCGAAGTAGTTCCCGAGGTTGACTGCGAAGCTGGGACTCAGTCGTGCCTGGGCGCAGTGCAACACCACCGCCCGATGACCATCCATGCCGTTGGGTGTGTACCAGCGGGCTTGGATGAACTGCCTGTCGCTCATGGTCATCCCCTCCTCGGCTGCGTACCTTAGCGGGTCAACCACGGATAGTGGCGCCCACCAGCATGGCGATACCGTCGTCCATGACGTGCAGCCAGGCCACGTCTCCGCCGTTGGCCACGTAAGGCCACAGCACCGCAACAGTGGTCTCCGTGTATTCCGTCTCGGTACCGATGCGCACGACAGCCTTCTGAGGGTTGCCCGCTTGCACACTGATCACCTTCACCTGGCGGATGGACTTCAGTGAGTGTGGTCCGGAGCTATCACCGGCAGTGATGGTCTTGGCCAGCTTACGAATCCAGTCCATCAGTACACCCGCTTCCTGGCCTTGGTGACACCCCGCATGAAGTTGATCCCGAAGTCGAACGTCAGCTGATCCAGGATGAAGCGCTCGAACTCTTGCCGGGCCACCGACCAGGCCACCACCACATCGCCCACGTCTAGCCGTGGGTCAGGCAGGATATCAAACTCGATCTGCTCGATCAGACCGTAGCGCTTCTCGAACTCCGCCTTGGCCGCTGCCGCACACGCCTCCTCGGTGCTGGCGGTGCTGCTGGTCATGCGGTAGGGCACCTCGCCGTAAGTGGCCCGGTACGTGGGCGACATGGGGTCCTCGTCCCACACTTCGCCACTGACAGGGAACAGCAACCACGGCGCCTCGCTGGTGCAGATCACGCCGTTGATGATGTCCTTCCGGCTGCTGTGCGTGCTGATGGGCGTGACGATGGCGCTCTCCTTGTTGCTGCTGAAGTCAGCAACCTCAGCCAGCGCCCCGCTGTCCGGCACCTTGCGCAGCACCACATAGCCCAAGCGATCGTAGTAGAGCTCGGCCCCACCGGCCCGGGCCAGTGCCAAGGCCACGTCGGTCCAAGGGTCGGCGTCCTCCTCGTAGATCAGGTTCTCGAGTGTCTCGGTGGTGGTGTCCGCCAGGAAGTACGGCGTGTACCCCCGGGTGCGATCCACGATCACGTCCTTCACTGCTTGGAAGCGGTTGGTCCCCTCCGCGATGCTGTACGGCAGCCGCCAGGTGCGGGCCAACGTCTGGCTCCGGTCCACCGCTTGCACGCTAATGTCCCGGTAGCCGTAGGTGCCGCTGACATCCCAGTCGTTGGTGATGAACACCCCCATGGGCACCCACACCGGCTCTCCGTTCACTAGGGCGCCGCTGTACGGGATCATCTCGTAGCCACCGGTGGGAGAAGCGAAGTCCTTGGCCGCCTCGTTGTTCTGCGTAAAGAAGTTCAACTGGCACTGGCTGCGAGCGTCGGCCATGCGGTCGTAGCTGACGCTGCTGCCCTCGCTGATGAACCGGATGCCACGCTCTGGGTTGTTCCAAGTATCGAAGATGTAGTTGCCTCCACGGTAGAACTCAACCTTGGAGATCTTGGTAGAGCGGATGGCTGCCGTGAAGGCGTCGGGGTCGTGCAGGAGATACATCAGGCCGGCTCGAGGATGACGCTGGGCTGGACCTGGCTGGTGAACTCCAGGCTCCAGGTGTGCATGTCCCGCACGGGGCCGGGGTCGCTGCCGGTGGCTTGGGCCCGCTGCTGCTCACTGGTGCGGTTGTTGGTGACCTTGACGTACCACGTGCGGCCGGTGCCGTTCTCCTGGAGGAACAGGGTCTTCTTGGCCTTGAGGAGCGCTTCCATCTTTAGGCGCTCGCTGCGGAACAGCGTGAGGGCCTTGATGGTGAGGACGTCCACCTGCGGGGTGCCATCGAAGATGACCGAGGGGAAGGTGTCGCCATCCGGAGCCAGGGTGGAGCTCTTCTGCGTGCTGCTGATCTGCACGCTCTGCGCCCGGAAGCGCAGGTCGTTGCTGGGGTTATCCGGATCGCGCAGCCACCAGCTGTCACACCGGATGGCCGGCAGCGTGATGATGGTGGGCTCGCTGACCACCGGGCCGCTCTCCGGATTCCCAATGGCGTACACCCGGTACATGACGTCGCCCTTGGCCAGCGGCACGCTGCGATCCACCTTGATCATCTTGGTGCCATGGCTGGCGTTGCCGGGCATGGGCATGGTGCGGTTGGCCGACCACAGCCCTTCCCACGTGACGCCATCGTCCACGCTGCGCTCCACCACGAACGTGACGTTGGTGGCCGCCCCGCCTGTGGACCACAGGGTGCTGGCTCCGGCAGCGAACACAGCGTTGCTGATGACGAAGCGATCCTGCTCGTAGCACAGGAAGTGCACGTGCAGAGCACAGTAGGCCGACCCCGTCGGGCTCACGGCTCCCACCAGGCTGACGGGTACGTACGTGCCAGCGGCCAGCACTGGTACCGGCATGGAATCGCCCGTGGTAGTGCTGATGGGGGCGCCCACACTGTCGAACCAGTCGGCCGTGACATAGGCATTGCACCCATGGTCTAGTGCCCGCACGTTGCAGCTGAACGTGTAGGCCGTCTCCTCCTCCACGGCGAAGCCCGGCGCCTCGCTCAGCGGAGACAGGTCGACCACGACGTCGCCCCTGCCATCGTCTTCCTGCCAGAACAGTACGAAGCTCATCCTGTCTCCTAGAAGCTGGTGGCGGCCGTGACCAGCAGCCCGTGCGTGGCTGGCACGCTACCAGCGGCCGGCACCTCCTCCACGACGGTGACGCTGGCGCAGTCATCCCCCGGTGTCCACTCCCCCACGCTGTCTGTCTCGAAGTCTGCGCTGGCCTCGCTCAGCAGGTTGAAGTTCAGGCGGCTGGTGAGTGTAACGGTGCCCAGGTCGTTGTTCACCACGGCAGCCAGGGTAGGCGATGGTGGCTGCTCGAAGTTCGTGACGAAGGTCCACGTATACCACTGGGACGCCCGACCGTTGTCGGCTAGCACCTGAACGTTGGCCGTGTAGGGGGTATTCGGCTGGAGGTACTCCGGCACGGTGATGCTGCGCACCGGGCTGTAGGTCCAATCCTGTGCGAACAAGGCGTCCTGCCGCCAGGTATCGTCGCTGGCCTGCGACCACTGGCCTTCCTTCAAGCTGAGGCGGTACGCCTTCTGGCTCCAGTTGGTGCCGTCGCCGTAGTTGTTCCACTGGATGGTGGCCTCACTGGTTGCCAGTTCTCCATCAGGCGGTGGGTTGATGATACTCAGCCCGATGAAGCCGGATGGCCGGAACACCTGATCGGCAGACCACACCAAGTCCTCTGGTGCGCTGAAGTAGCCACTGGCGATGTCGGTGGTGACGGCCCAGCTGTACAGGCCATCCATGTTCCACCAGCCCACCGCCGTGCTGGCGTTGTCCTGCTCTAGTTCATCCAGCACCCACTTGATGACGCCCTCTTCGTCTACAGGGATGGTGGCCACCCAGTTGAGCCCGTCCCAGTACTCATCCGGCAGGAGTTGGTTGTCCAGCCCGTACTGATTCAGGTGCTTGCGGCGCAGCAGGTAGCCGTACTGCACGGCAGCCGGGTTGTAGCTGACGTTCCTCCACCGGAACGTCCAGCCGAACACGTTGACGCCATCGCCCACCAGTGGGTACAGCGGCTCCGGTGCAAAGTTGCTGGGAGACCTGTAGTACGTAACCATGCCGCCCCCTACCTGATCTTGGCTTCGATGTTAGTCTGAAGCTTGGCAAATCCGTCGTCGATCATCTTGCGCACGTCGCTCTCGGTGAAGTCCTTGCCCAGTCCCGTCATGTCCACCGTCACATCACCGAAGTTCAGCTGGGTGCCGATGCTGGCTGGGGCGTACGCCTGCGTCATCTCGGTACCGAAGCTGTTCCGCATGTTGGCCAAGCTGGACTCGTTGCTGTTCACAAGGCTGACACCTTCCTGCCCCATAGCCAGGATGGCCTTGGCAAAGCCCAAGCTGCTGGGCCCCTGCCGGATGAGGTCGCGCAGGAAGGAGCCGCCCAGCCCCTCGTTCTTGAGAGCCTTGATGGTATCGATCCACTGCTGGGTGCCCTGGGTGACGTGCTGGTAGTAGCCCTTGATGTCGCTGCCCGCCACCGTCAGCTGCCCGCTGAAGCTGCCGATGATGTCGTTGGCCTGCTTGATGGGATCTGTGAAGCTGTTGAAGGTGTCCTGGATGGCCTGGCTCACCTCGTCGGCCTTGTCCTTGATCTTGTCGGCCGCATCCTGCTGCACCTGGGCGATCTGATCCTGGAGGCTGTACCACTCGTCGCAGAACTTCTCCGTGTGCTTGAGCCGGTCGGTCAGCTGCTGCACGTACTGGTTCAGGCTGATCTGCCCGTTCTTGTACTGGTACTCAGCGTACTTGAGCGACTTCTCGGCAGCGTCCTGTTCCACGTTGTTGATCTCGGTCCAGGTGTCCATCCACTCGTCGCTGTACATCTTCAGGCCCATGAGGCGCTTGTGCAGGAAGTCCAGGTACGCATCCTTGGACATGCCGCCCATGGCGTACTTGTTCTTGTCGGTGCTGTACTCGGCGTCGGCTGCATCCTGGGCAGCCTGGTCCTGCTCCTGCCGCACCCGTGCGATCTCATCCTTGATCTTCGTCCACTCGTCGCTGTACTTGTCCACCTGGCCGAGCTCACCAATCAAGAAGGCCACGTACGTCTGGCGGTTCATGGTGGGATCGCCATAGTTGAAGCGCCGCTGGTTGCTGGCCAACAGATCATCCATGGCCTGCTTCTTGTCATCATCGATCTTCTTGAGCGTGTCCTGCCACTCGCCCCAGATGTCCATGTACTCGGCGCTGAGGTAGTCCACCTCGTCCAGCTGGCTGTGGATGAGGTTCGCCAAGTCCTGATTGTTGATCTGGCCAACGTCCCGCAGGGCCGTCCAGTAGCGGCGGGCCTCGGTGCGGGCGTCCTGCGCCACCTCCTCTGGTGACTTGCCGCCCCCGCCCCCGCCGCTGCTGCGAGGGGTGTTGCGGCCCACGTTGCCGAAGGTGTTGCTGACGTTGTTCCCGCCCAGGATGCCCAGGCTGCCACCAGCGCCGCCCCCGGTGGAGGTGTCCCGGTTGGGCGCCATGATCAGCCCAGCCACATCGGCAGGGGCATCCAGGTACGCCTTGACCACCACATCCATCTCGACCTTGCGCCCATCCAGATGATCCATCATTCCGTTGATGTCCATCAGGTTGGTGAGGGCGTCATCCGCTCCGTTCAGCTGTACCAGGGTCATGAGGTTCTGCGGCGTCAGACCCATGACGGCGATCATCTGGGCGATCTGCTGGTCGGTGGCACCGGACTGCTTGGCCGTGATGGCCAACCCCTGGGTGAACTGTGCCAAGACGGCGTTGGCCTGGTTGATGTCCCCCGTCTGCTCGTAGGTGGCCTGGGCGGCTGTCATCACGGCGTCGGCCATGTCGCTCATGGCGCCCTGCATCTTGCCGCCCTGCTCGCTGTACTGGTTCATGTCGACGCCGCCATCCTTGATGACGTCGTTCAGATCCCGTAGTGACTGGGCTGCCTTGGACTGCGCCTCCCTGAGATCCAGCGGCTTGCCGATCAGCTTGTCAAGGATCTTGCCGTAGGCATCCAGGCGGTCGGTACCACTAGCTAGGGTGCTGTTGAAGTCCTCCACGTCCTGATTGAGCTTCTTGACAGAGTTCGGCGCATCCTTGATGGAACGCATGTACTCTACGACAGCCTTGTCAGCCTTGGTGGCAGCCTCACCGTTGTAGTTGAATCCGTCCGTCAGGGTGTCCAGGTCGCCCCCGGCCAAGCTGTTGGAGAGATCCACATTGCTCAGGTCCAGGTTGAGGGTGTCGGCCAGCTTGATGGCGTCCTCGTTGGTAAGACCGAAACCCTTGCTGAGGATGTTGACGTTCTGTGAGAGTCTGCCGATCTGCTGCTCGGTCAGGCCGAGCTCATCGTTCAGTCCCTCGATGGCGCCCCGGGTATCTAGCACGCTGTCATTGATGTCGTGGCCCACCACGCTGTCGAGGCCGCTGGCGTCGACTATCTGCTTGGGCACCTCTGGGATGGCCCGGAGAGCACCTCGCCAGCCACCGCCACCACCGTTGCTCTTGTCCTGCTGGATCAACTGGTTCCTGCGCTCCAGCAGATCGTTGTACACGCCCATCAGCTGGTTGACGTCGTTCATGTTGATGTCGTTCCGCAGCGACTCGGCGTAGTCGTGCGAAGCCTTCTTGGCATCACGGTAGCTGTTGACCAGCCCATAGATCGTAACTGTGAGAGCAGCGATGCCGGCCGTAGCCGCTAGAGCCTGGGCGCCCTGCATGAGAAGATTCTTCCTGAAATCCTTCACAGCAGAGTTGCCCATCACCAACTGCTTGATCCAACTGGACAATGCCTTGATGTTCTGGGCCAGCCACTCGGTGATGGTCTTGCCCTTCGGGAATCCCGTTGCCTCTGAGAGGAAGCCCAGCGCTTTGAGCGCGATTGCAATCTTGCCGGCATACATGACGAAGGCGCCACCGCCGATCAGCAGAGCACCGCTGGTCAGCCCTAGCGTCCCGATCACAGCCTTGAGCGGCCCAGGCATACCGTTCAAGAAGTTCAGTACGCTGGTCCCGGTGGTAACCAACAGCTTGAGCGGCGGGATCAGGTACTTGGCCACCGACATGCCGAAGGCGCTCATGTCGTTCCGCAACAGTTGCCACTGCTGCGCCAGGCTCTTGTTCTGCTTGTCGAGGGCCTCCTGCGTGCTGCCGGCGATCTTGGACTGATTGGTCATGATGCCAAGGAAGTCGGCGTAGTCCTTGGCACCGTTGCCGGTCAACTGGAGGACGCCATTCAGACCCTGCACGTCCTGGAACAACTGCTGGATGGACTGGGCGCTGCCGTCGGTGGTGCCCACCACCGCCTTGATGGCAGCATTCAGGCCGATCTGCTTGACCATGGCCTCGGCGCTGGCGTAGCCCAGCTGGCCCACGGCCTTCTTCATACCGTCGCTGGGGGCGATGAAGCCACGCATGATCGTCGTCAGCTGCGTGGACGACATCTGGGCGTTGGTGCCCTGCTTGGTCATGGCAGCCAGGGCAGCGGTGGCATCACCAAGGGGAACACTCAACGTGCTGGCCATGGCAGCCCAGTCGCCCACGGTGGCGACCAGGTCTTGGAAGTTCAGCACGCCCACGTTCACGGTCTGGAACAAGGTGTCACTGACCATGCCAGCCTGATCGGCGCTCATGCCGTAGGCGTTCAGCACAGCCACCACACCGGCAGCGGCCGTCTGCGTGTCGGTGAGGCCGGCGCTGGCTGCCTTGGCAGACACGTTCAGGATCTTCATGGCGTCGCTGCCCTGGAAGCCCGAGCTAGCGATGTCGTACAGACCTTCGGCCAGTGTGGTGGCGGTCTGAGGCACGTGGGTAGACAGATCGATGATCTGCTTCTGCATGTCCCCCAGCGACATGACCGACGTGTCCGCCACGGTAGACACGTTGGCCATGGCACTTTCCAGCTTTGTCAGCTGGAGAACGCTGGCGCCGATCTGAGCGGTGTTGCCCAGCGCCAGGCCCGCACCGATGTGAATGCCCTTCTTGGCGATGCTGTCGATCTTGCTACCCAGCTTGTCCAGCTGGCCGTGCACGAACCCGATCGCCTGGGATACGTTCTTGGCGGCGGTGGCGCCCTCGTTGAACGCACGAACGAAACTGCGGGAATCACCCTTCAGTTCTACGTTGACGTCGTCGTTCTCGTCTGACACTGGACCTCTCCCTGGTGACCCTGACTAGGTGCAGCCGAATGTGCCGTCGCCGGTTGGGTTCGAAGTGCTCCCTCTCATCGTCCAGCATGGCACACCCAGGGCAGTACCGGCTGACCACCTGGTAAGGAGGTGGTTCCAGGTCTCGCCCTCGCTCGTCTAGCCAGTCCTCGGGGATGGTGCCGCAGTAGGAGCAAGCCTGCGCCTTGAGGTCCTCGTACTGGAGAGCCTTCTCACGGTCCTCGTTGCTCCATTCCAGGAACACGCTGTGCGGGATGCCTAGCGGTACGCAGTACGCCAACTCCCTGCGGAGCCGGTAGTCATCCCTCAGGCGTTTCCCAGGTTCACCGCCAACGCTTGCATGTTCACCTTGGTGGCCATGGCGATGAGCATGCCGATCTCATTGCCATTCCAGTCATCTGACTCGAAGATCTCTTCCCTGACCTCCTCATCGTTCATGAGTGGGTCGGCCAGGGAGGCTGCCACCAGCGCCACCGAGAACGTATCCGGGTTGAAGTCAGTGGGACGCCCGTCCGGAGTGTTGAGCTCAGGGTCCTTGATCTGCTCGTCGGTGGGTGGATGGGCCAGCAGCAGTTCCTCGTACCGCTTGCGCCCGATGGCTCGGAACACGAACTTCAGGGCGCCGTGGTCACGCATCTCGGCAGCCAGTGTGTCGAACTCCGCACGGCGGGTCTCGAGTTCTTGCGAGGCCAGTGCATCGTCGGGTCGCGCGACGACGAATGTCTGTGCCTGCAAGAACCGAGACTCGGCCGCCTTGTACCTCTGGAGAAGATCCAGGTCATCCACCAGCCAGAGCGTCTCGGTCACTGGACGCTTGACGATCTTACGCTTGCGGTCCTGGGGTTCGGGACGGGGCATCGTATCAGTCCTTTCTAGGGTCGTCAGGCGGCGACGGCGCCGGTGACGGGCGGCTCGGTGAGGGTGTAGGTCACCCGGTACTTCGCCGTCTCGTTGCCGGCGGTGTGGAGGTTGGTGTTGCTGGCGATGATCGCCGGCCACGCCTCGTACTCGTCGGCGGCGGCGGGGTTGGCCCCGGCCGTGCCACGCACGAAGATCACGACGAACCCCTCGTTGCCCTTGGCGAGCGCCGTCTGGAGCGTGTCGTCGTCGTCCTCCTGGTGCATGGTCATGTTGCTGTCGGCGACGGCGTCCGTGCCGGGCACCTTCTTGTCGAAGGACGAGCCCATGTCCTGCGCTTCGGCAGGGGTGTTGTTGAACTCGAACCCGTTGATCTCGAAGATGTCGTCGGAGAGCTCGTCGCCCGCCGTGATCTCGGCGACCGTGGCAGCCGCCGGATTGGCGAGAGTGGGCACCCAGAAGTATCGGGTGTTGCCCCGCCGGATGAACCGGGCCATCAGGACTCCTTCTTCTCGGTGCGGCTGGTCTTGACCTTCCGCTTGTTGGTGGTGGTCTCACCGGACTCCACCAGCAGGAATCCCCGGTCCTTGTACACCTTCTCGTAGGACGTGGGGTCGACCTTGCTGACGGCTTCCGGCGAGTCCGGGTGGTACATCTGCACTCGGTTGTCTCGCGCCACTGTGGATCCCTCCCTTCTTGGCTTGGCAGCATACACGGCCGCTAGCCGAGGTGCTGCACCATGCAACTGAACGTGTCCACCTGATTGAAGCTGCGCTCATCGGGATTGCTAGACGGTCCGTGCTGCCCAGTACGCCCGATGATGATGTTCTCACCCCCTTCCACAGCAATGGCCACCCGGTAGTGCCCGTGGTCCTGGTCGGTCATGGCCTTCCACACCTTGGAGGCCATCCACTGGCACTGGCTGTAGGTGTCACCCACGCTGGTGATCTGGTAGAACAGCTGCCCGGTCTCGTGGGGCTTACCCATGCTGCCCTGCGTCCATGACGACGTCAGATCGAACATGGTGAAGAACGGACGCTCGGTGTCGGCAGCCACATGGACGAAGTCACCAGGACGTCCGGTGTCTGCCCGCAGCGCAGCCAGCACAGCCTGAGCCACAAGATCAAAGTCCACGCCACACCTTCTTCGGTACGCCAGCCACCATTCTGCGGTACTGGGGTCGGAACTCTATGATGGCTGGACGGAAGTGTGGAAAGGGTGGCTGGCTGTAGTTGCGACCCAGGCTGTCCTGTCCGATGAATCCGTACTCAAGTCGCCGAGCCTGCGGACTGTTGTTCCCAACACGGAAGCCCTTGGCCATGCGCTGCACGTAGAAGCTGGCCACGTAGGCGCCCGTGCGGATGTTAGGGCCGGGCCGCCCGCTGGCGTGGGCCACCAGCGTGTCGTGCAACAGCTGGGCGCCCTCCTCTTGCACCTGTGCCATCTCCTCATCCACCCGTGGTGACACCTTGCGCATGCGCTCCATCAACTTGGAAAGCTGTCTGTCATCCACACTGAAGCTGGCAGCCATCAGTCCACTACCCAGTCAGGAAGATCAGGCATGGGAACGTGCTGACCCTTGAGAGAATGGGTGCAGTCACCGAGGAATTCGAACACGCCATTCCGAAGAAAGCTATGGCACACGGAGCCATCATACGGAGTGGTCTTGATGCTGGGACTGAGCGTTGGTGCTTCCAAGTCGCCATCGAAATCCCACTGCGGACGCTTGCCCTTGGTGTCACTCACCGGCAGCATGTGGAGGCCAGCATGTCCGGGGTCACGCTCGTCACAGCCTGGACACCAGATCAAGATGACTGTGTAGTGCGTCCCGTGATCATCTACAGTTCGCAGTTGGGCCTTCATCAGTGGACCTCCAGCGGTGGCTTGTTGGTGGGCTGCCCGATGATATCCCGTGTGATGGTGGGCTGCACCACCGCCTTGCTGCTGAGCTCGTGCGAGATGGTGTATCCATCGACGAAGCCTGTGGTGGGGTTGACGGCGTCGGCGGTGTAGACGCCCTCGCTGCCGTCTGGCCAGATCACAGTGGCCGTGGCCACCTGGCCGGTGTCAGGATCTCGGCTGGTGACCAGAACCTGATAGGCGCCGGCCGCCGTCCACTCCTTCAGAAGCCTGTCCGTGATGTTGGGGCCGCCCAGCACGTCGCCCACCGACTGGTTGGTGGCTGTGCCTACCACAGCGGGTGCGCTGTTCCGGCAGCTGAGGCGGCGGTGCGTGAGATACGTGCCACCGTACGCCCCCAGAACCAGGAAGCCATCGCCCACGCTTTCAGGATCCCAGGCTGCCGAGGTGATGACCACGCTGTCCAGGGCCAAGATCTTCGGGGCGTCGTACCGGATGCCGATCTCGAACTGCGCCTCTGACTGCTGCTGGCTGGCCCTGTCACGGGTGGTGGGGGCACCCATGGCCGCCACCATGCACGGCCCACTGTAGATGGTCTCGCTGTTGATGCTGTACTGGCCGGTGTCCCTGTCCAGGTCTCCGGCAGTCGTACGGACGATGGTGCAGGTGTCCACCATGTAGTCCTCCACCACCCGGCGGATTGCATCGAGTTTGATCGCCATCAGTCCGGTTCCTCCGGTAGATCCTCGCCCTGGTCGGCGACCTCGGTCCAGTATGCCAGGTACATGGCGGCCAGGTCCTCATCTACGGGGTCCCACCGCATGTCATCGTCTCCGTCGATAGGGTCGGTGTGGGCGTTGGCACCCGACCATACGTCCGGTGGAATCCCATCGGGGAAGGCCACGCACACGGCCTGAGCCTGGGGGTGGTAGCCCGGGGTGCGCACGTACCACCGGCAGCTGAGGCAAGCGTTCACCGCGATCTGCATCAGGCCTCCCATTGCTTGGCCAGGAGCGTACCGATGAACTCACTGAAGGGGCGGGGTGTGCGGCTGACCATGTACTCGCTGAAAGCTTCGGCCAACAACTCCGCCGGGTTGCTGGCGCCATAGCCACTGATCTTCCTGCGTAGCTGCCGCTGCATGTAGCCCTCGGGATACTTGATCTTGTTGGAGTAGTCCCGGCCGTGCGTCATCCACAGGTTTACGGCAGCGTCCACCGCATCGCGGGACTTGGCCTCCTGCACCAGCGACCGATACTTCTCCCTAGGAGAGAAGCCCATGTGGTAGTCTTCCTGATTCCTGATGATCGTCGTCCACAGGAACTTGTAACGGTCCAGCGGCATGGACATGGCCAGGTGGTGCCCCACCTCGTGCCACACCGACCCGGCAGCCGCCTCCGTCCCCACTGGGTAGAACCCCGTGGTCACCTTCCTCTGCCGAATGGCCGACAGCTTGGACACATCCTCAACGTAGCGGCTATCCACCCGGATGACCTGCTCACCCGGGTAGTAGGCAGCGCTCCAGCCATTGGGCAGTTCATCCCACTGTACGATCGTCGGTGGCGGGATGCGCATGCCATTGAACCACTGCTCCACCTGGCCAGAGATCTTCTTGAAGCGGGGATCGGGCTCGTTAGCTCCAAGAATGGACACGTCATCTACGGCATCAACGAGCTCGTAGCGAGCCTGCTCCCCCACCGTGGGCAGCTTGAGTACGAAGTCCCTGAGGTCCGCCAGGTTGGAGATGCTGCGGATCTCGTTCATGGAGAGGCTATTCCACTTACCGAAGCGCTGCTGGGCTGCCTTGTAGATGTCGACCCCTTGTCCCACTGGGATGCGCAGGGTGCGGCTCACGTGGCCGATGCTGCCGGTGACCATGTGCAGCCTGGTGAACACCGACTGGATGATGGCATCGTTGGAGTTGACTCCCATGCTGAGGGCCCGGCTGGGCAGTATCACCAGTTCGTTCAGGAACTTGGTGTAGGTGTAGGCCGGCACCTGCACGGTGCGGAACACCACGTTGCCGCCCTCATCGCGTTCGATCTCGTCATCGATGATGTTGGGGATCTCCCACTTGCGGGCCGGCTCGGTGACGCGCTGCCCCAGGAACGTGTCCTTGAAGATGTTGGCCGTGCTGCGTAGGCGCACGCCATAGCCATCCAGCTGGGTACCGTAGAACCTGATGTGGCTGGCCACCGGGCCGTTGCGGAAGAACGATAGGTGGCTACTGATGTCGCTGCCGAACTGCTGGGCAATCTCGTCCAGCGGCTTGCCCTCACGACGCATCTTCAGGGCCCGCTCCACGGCGCCGCTGCGCAGCCGGCTCTCGAACCTCAGCCACTTGGTGTAGCCGCCCTGGGGCAGTGCCCGGATGACCGGCGAGATGCGCCCGTTGACGCTGGCCACGGTGGCGCTGAACACTCCACCTGGATTGAACGTCACACGTGGGATGAGCGCCTCGTAGATGTCACGGTACGTGATCTTCTTGGTCCACTCTTGCAGATCAATGCCGTTGGCCTTGGCGAAGGCCAGGTCCTCTTCTGAGAACTTGAAGAATGTGAAACCTTCGCCCGACTTGTCGACAGACTTCATGTACTTGTAGATCTTAGTGGCCAGGTCGCGCCGGCCGTCAGCGCTGAGACCCAAGCTGAACCTGAACTTGCCCAGGCTGGCCCGGAACCACGGGAACGGATCGATGGCAGTGACGATGGCCTTGAGCGTCTCCAGCGGCACCTTGGGGCTGAGGGGGTCGTGGTAGAAGCGCTCCAGCACCCGGGTGATGCCACTGGCCACACCGTTGAGGTCCAGTCCCCGGGGCGACGCGAGGTGATAGCGGAAGTCACCGATGATGGGCAAGGCATCATTGAACTCCTTGACGCCGTCCTGGGCCAGCTTGGCCAGCTGGAGGTTGTCCCACGCATCCCGCTGTAGGCCATTTGTGAACTCAGCGTAATCGGCGTAGTCCCCCACCGCCTCCATGAACGCTTCCTTGTCGGTGGCGTCCGCTCCGATGAGCTGCTTCATCCACGGCGGAGGATCGAAGGTGTCCGCCGTGACGATGTCATCCATGCGAGCCAGGATCTGGCGCCGGGCCGCTTCCTCCTGGCCCCCGGCCATGACCGGCTCCGGCACCTTGACACCTTCTGGGAACTCCACCTGGATGAGCCGCTGGAACTCGGTGTTGAATCGCTCCCGGATGACCATCTCCCGCCACCGGGGCAGCAGGCGAGCCATACTGGCGCCCAAGCCACCGGGCCCACCCAGTCGGGTAACGGCAGCGTTCACGGCAGCCGGGCCGATGCCGGTCTGCGTCAGTAGGGTGGTGGCTGCCAGAGCGGCGGCCGCAGCGGTAGCCGCCTTGACGGCCGTCTTCTCGTTCTTGCTGAGGATGTCGGCCAGCTTCTGACCAGCCTTCTTGGTGGCGTTCTTGATATCCTCGTCGGTGGCTCGATCGAACTGACGCTGGCAGGCCGGGTGCGCCAGCGGGATGGCGTCCTGCACCTTGACGACCTTGCCGTTGGCCCGGTCGGGGTCGTCGTGGTAGGTCCAGCCGCAGTCGGCGCCGTCGATCACACGCACGTACTCCACACCGGCCCGGGTGAGCCCCTGGAGGAAGCCCATGTTGTACATGCGATTGTGGCCCGTCTGAGCGTACATGGCGGCATGGCTGGCCACGCTGCGCTCCACCGGTGCGCTGCGCTTGCCCTTGACCTTGCGGCCCTTGTACTTGATGGTGTAGAGACTCTGTCGGTTCTCACCAGAACTCTGGAGCTTCTTCACCTGGGCCTTGAGCGCTTCCTGCTCGGTGCGCAGCTTGGTGAATTCAGCCTTGGACAACTGCTGCGACTTGCGCCCCATGTCGTTGTCGCTCAGGATGCCACGGCTGAGGAACTTGGCCTGGGTGTTGCCCACGGCCGACTTGACATCTTCCTTGAAGCTGCGACGCATCTCGGCGACGGTGGCCTGCGTGTTCTTACGCAGCTTGTTACGGGTGCGGTAGAACTCATCACGGTCCCGCTTGGTCAGCGTGGGAATGCCGCCGCTACCGGCAGAGTACTGCGCTCGGTGCAGGCCCCGGAGGTAGTCATCCGTCCAGGACTGGGCCTGCTTCTCCAGCGCATCGATCTCAGCGTTGCCCGCCGTCAGGATCTGCTGGAAACCCTGCCCACCGCTGGCAGCCATCTTGCGGAACACATCCTGCTTGTCAGTGCGGATGGTGTTGGCCAGCCGGGTGAGCTTGTACACGGCGTCCTCGACAGAGTCAGCGTACCGGGCACTGTCAGAGTCGAGGTAGCCGGGCATCTAGCGGAAGTCCCTTCGGTTCAGGCGGTGGATGACCACGGTACCGTAGCCATCCTCATCGAGCCCGGTACCTGTGAACAGGAAGGACTTGAGGATATCCATCTTGGCCTGTAGCTGCTGCCCGAAGGTCACGCTCAGGCCCGGGACCGTCACGCTGCTTGGTTGGGACGCTAGCTCGGAGATCTGGTGACGGAGTTCGGTCTCCACGACCCGGTCGTAGGACCCGACCCGAACGTAGCGAGCTTCGAGCTCGTCATCCGTCGGATCGGGCCCTACCCAGTCCCGGATCGTCGCTAGGGCGTCAGCCCCCAGCGGCATCGCTCTCGCGCAGCCGGGCGACGAGTTCCTTGTGGTTGCCGCTGACGGGGAGACCCCGATCATCCAGCAGCGCCCGGAGCTCGTCGTTCTTCATCTTGCTGTAATCGTCCTCGTCGTCGTCCTCGTCCACCGGGATGGCAGAGTTGGGCACGAAGGGGGACACCAGCTTGGCGAACGCCTTCTCGTTGGTGACCAGGGGCTCGGCCCAGTCCGGCAGGGTGTCGCCGGGATGGAACCACTCGGCCTGACCGGTATCCGGATCGACGACGTGGACGTCACGGGTGAGCGTCTTGCCCATTGGAACTTCCTCCTTGTCAGGGCACCACGTCGGCGCAGATGATCAGGTCGGGGGCCGGCATGACCGGCAGGGCCACCGCCGTGCCGACCGTGAAGGTCTGCACCGGGTGGTCGTTCCCCGTGACGACGGCGACGACGCCGGGCATGTCGCTCTGGACGATCATGCCCTTGGCGGCCAGCTTGATGGCCTCCGCCGTGATGCCGTACAGGGTGCTGCCCACGGTCTCCCCGGCGGGCGGGGTGAACAGCAGCTTGTCGTCCGGGATGACCCGGGTGCTGGTGCCCGGGGAGTTGTTGCCGCCACCCACCCGAACTCGGGTGTCGTACAGGGTGACGGGCGGGAGCCCGTGCCCCGCCAGGATGGCGTCCACGGCCTCGGCGTTGATCCGCCCCGGGACGATGCCACCGAAGCTGGCAGCCTCGCGCATCGTCTGGTTGTTGATCATGTAACCGAGGATCTTGCGGCTCATGAGGATCCCACCGGGCTCGACGCCGGTGTCGTCCACGTAGAGTTCCTGCCACGTGAGCAGGTCCGTGAGGATGTCCGTGGTGTTGACGGCCCAGCTGGCCGCTGCCACAGGCAGATGGGTGGACTTCATCCCGAAGTCAGCCTCCAGCTGGAGACCGTTCTCGTTCAGGGTCACCTTGCCGGTGGTGAGCAGCTGGCCCCGGGCCAACTCCACCCGGGCCTGCACGCTGCGGATCATGCGGGTGGCGTCATCGTAGATGGCGTTCACCAGATCCGTGTCGCTGCCCGACTGGAGCTGACGCAGGCGGAGCATCTCCTCCTCACCCAGGGCGATCTGCCGGCTGAGCGGCGCGATCTCCCCACGCATGAAGCTGATGCCCTGCCGCCCGGTCATCGGAGCGGGGGTGTCCCACGGGCGGTACTCGGCCGTCTCGACGTCCTTGAACCCGCCCTTCCGCACCTTGAACTCGATGTCCTCGACGAACTGGTTCGGGAGGTACTGCTGCAGAGCGAACTCGTTGAACAGCACCTCGTTGTCGTAGGCCCGGACGTAGCCCGTGAGCTCGGCCAGGTCGATCAGGTCGTACAGGATGTTGGCCATGGCTCAGACCACCGGCTCGTAGCGGATCTGGTTGCCGAGCACCTGCCGGGCGTAGGCGTCCAGCATGCCGAGGCCTGCGCCGGTGTCGACGTAGTTCGGCAGCCGGGTCGTGTCGACGATGCCCGTCCAGAACAGGGCGGCGGCCACCTGGGTGAGCGCCACGTTGTGCTTGAGGGTCTGCACATCGGCGAACAGGTGCCCACGGGGAACCTGGAGGCCGTTGGTGGTGCCCCCACCGCTGTTGGTGACGGCGGCCGTCACGGTGCCGGTGCCACCCGTGGGGGTGGTGGTGATCGCACCGATGTCCAGGTTGGCCTGGTCACCGGCAGCCACCACGGTCCACGGACCACCAGCCGAACCGGTGACGATGAAGTCGCCGGGCCGCACGTTGGACAGGAGTTCCAGAGCGGCCTGCACCTGGGCAGCGGTGGCCGCTGCAACGATGCTGCCGGTGGTCTGCCCGCCGTACGTGAGGGTGAAGCTGGTCAGCCCGCTGCCGCCCACGGTGAGCGTCACGGTCTCGAGGTCCGGGCTGTACGGCCCGTACCGCTGGGTGGTCGCGTTCATGCCCAGGAGGATACCGGACTTGATGCGCCCGTCCTCCTTGTGCTCGTCCGCGAAGTACGAGAGATCCAGGGTGATCGGTCGGAGTCGATCCCAGCCTGCCCGGTGCTTCATCCAGGACTGGTCACCGACACCGAAGGACTCCTCCTGGACGCTCAGTTCGATGCCCACTTGGGCTCTCCCTTCATCGTCAGGACTTGTTCTTCTGCAACTCGGGGTGGCGAGCGTAGAGGGTGGCGCGACCACGGGCCATGGCGTCTCCTGCCTTGCCCGGCTTCTCCCGCTTGCCTCCGGGATTCGGCACCTTGGACTCGGGCTTGCCACCCTTGCCCTCGCTGCCGGAGGTACCCCCGGTGGAGTCCTCACCTTCCTCGGACACGTCGAACAGGGCGGGCAGACGCTCCTTGAGGTCTTCCACGGCCTTCTTGATGCCGTCCTCGTCAGCGTCGTCCTCCAGGTCCAGCAGTCGCTG